TCAGTAGTTCAGGAAATAATTTAGAAATCAGTAGTAGTGGTTATGCATTATTACCAGATGGACAGGCAACATTTATGACTGGTTCATCACAAATAACTTTCCAAAAAGATGGTAACATTGCAAGTGACGATTATTTGATTGAAAGAAGTAGATTGTTTGGAGCAGGAACTGATGGTGAGTTTACAGGAAGTACAAGACTAAGTGCATATATAACAGGAAACAAATCTGCAATGAATAGAGAAAGTGTAAGTAGTACTTTTAATGCAACTAATGCGATAACTTCATCTAATTCAGTTGCATTTGCATATACAGGTTCAGATGAATATCATATGACTAATGATGTTTATTGTAATAACTTACAAATAGATAGTGGTGTAAAATTATGTACACATGGATATAGATTATTTGTCAAAAAAACATTAACTAATAGTGGAACTATACATAACAATGGATCTACTGGTGGTAATGGTGGAGCAGCAGGTGGTTCACCAGGTGTTTCTGGATCAGGTGGTTATGGTGGTACATTACAAGCAGGAGCAAATGGTGGTGTCGGTGGAAGAGGAAACACCAACTTGGCTCTTGATGGTGGAACTGGAGGCAGTGCTGGTGGAACTGGTGGAATTGTGTTGATTTTTGCAAGAACAATAAATCAAAATTCAGGTTCAACAACTGGTGGTATACAATCACAAGGTGGAAATGGTGGAGCCGGTGGTAGTGGTGATGGTGTATAAAAAATTTAAAATAGGAGAAAGAAAATGGCAGTAACTTTAGGTAATCAAGGTGGAACAGGAGCTGCAGGTTCAACTGCAAGTGCAGCAACAAGAATCGATGTAATTGATCCACATATATTACAAATGTTTAGAGATGTTATGGATGAAGCAACAACCGCAGATAGACTTACCTCATCAGGTGGAAGTGGTGGAGGAGGAGGCGGTGGTGGTGGTGCCACTGGTGGTTCAACTGCTAATGGAGATGGTGATGATGGCGGAAAAGGTGAATCATCAAAAAGATCTGTAACTGGAGTAGGTGGTGCTGCAGGTGGTTCAGGTGGTCAAGGTTCCAATAGTGGTGGTGTAGGTGGTGCTGGTTCTGGAGGAGGCGGTGGAGGAGCCGGTGGTCCAGGTGGAGCCGTAGTTATAATAACGACATCAGAATACAATGGTAATGTTGCCACGAGTGGTGGTTCAAAAGGTTCAGGTGGATCTGCAGGTGGATTAAGTGCTGACCCAGGTGGTAATCCAGGTAGTGGAGCAAGTGGGGGTAAATCCTTTTGGATTCAAGTATAGGATAAATGTAAATGGCTAATTTAGACAAATCAGGAATATCAAGTGGTGGGAGTATTACAAGTACTCATGTAACAAATTTATATGATGCACTTACAGGTGATACTACATACGACAATATTAACTTAAAGAAATTTAATTCTCTTGGTATAAATGATGACGCCACATCCACAAAGATAAACATAACTAATACTGGATTGGGTATAGGAGTTAGTCCGTCTACTGAATTGCATGTAAGTGGAAACATTTTTGCAACAGGAAATATTACTGCATACTATTCTTCTGATATAAGATTAAAAGATAATGTTCGTCCAATAGAAGATTCGTTATTTAAATTGAGTAAATTACGAGGAGTAGAGTTTGATTGGAATGAAAAGGCACATGAACTCGATATACAAAAAGGACACGATGTAGGTTTGATTGCACAAGAAGTAGAAGAAGTGTTACCTGAAGTGGTGGTTACTCGTGATGATGGATTTAAGGCAGTACGATATGATAGAGTAGTATCGTTGTTGGTTCAAGGTATAAATGATCAACAAAAACAAATAAAAGATTTAAAGAGTGATATAATAGAATTGAAAAAGAGGTTATAAAATGGCTCTTCAGGCTGGTTGGAAGATAAAAAGTATAAATATTTCAGAGGGTGGTGGTGGATTTGGTAATGCACAAACCTATACTTTATCCGTAAGAACTAAATCAAAACATGGACAAAGTTTTGCAGGTACTTGTACGAGTAATTCAAGTGGTGTAATCACAAGTGTTAATATTACAAATAATGGTTCAAATTATTCAAGTGGTAGTACAAATATTGGAATACTAAATACACCAGGAAGTGGTGCTTTATTAATACCAACAATAGGACAAGATGTTTCAATGTCAATTAAGGATATCAATGATGAAAGAGGAGTTGCAGTCAATTCTGCAAACTCAGATATTCACGATTTGTATCAAGACTTTTCATCAGTTGCAGGTATCCATGATACACTTGGTTCCGTTGTACACGATGAGACAGATAATAAACCAAATTTTGATTGGGACACTACAGGACCGATAAGTGGTAGTGCAACACATCCAATACACTTCGATGAGTTTTACGGTGCTGTGTACGATATTTATGGTGGTGGTGGATGTTTATTGTTGGGGACGAGTATAACCCTGAAAGATGATAGGGGAAATACATTTTATAAAAATATAGAAGATGTAGATGTCGGAGATACGATTGTTGCATATTCAAAAGATAGTATACCATTAGATTTTGATTCCACAGATACTTGGGGTGAATGGAGTGATGATGATATATCAGATATGACTCTTGTAAGTGGTAGTGTTAAACATTTGTATTTTGATTACTATGAGAGTTATTATAGAATTAATAGTGTGATTAGTACTACTGAAGAACATCCGTGGTTAGTGAAATCTACAATAAGTAGAGGTGAAGAGGGTAGTGGATATATTTATCAGTATAAAAGAACTGATGAGTTAGTTAAGTATGATGACTATTTAATAAGAGATGATTTAACAGAAGTACAAATTGTCACTATACAAAAAATTGAGGAAGAAGTAGAAGTTGTAAATTTAAATTGTGAACCTTATGATGTATTCTTTGCACAAGGATATATGACACATAATGTTCACGATAAGTAAGGAGTTATAATGTTTGATGTATATTACAGCACAGGTGGTGGTTCACTTGTATATGGTGGTAGTGATGTTTGGGTAAATAAGTGGTTAAAGGAAATTGCACCCAAGTTAACTTATCCAAGTAAATTATTAATTCACAGAACCAAACCAGAAAAGTTTGATGTGAAGTTCGATACCGATGTAGAAGTCATATGGCAAAGTGACAATCCTATCGAGTTTGAACGATACATCAATGATTCGCGGCGTATTAACATTTTACATGGATACTATACACCACATAAATTAATTTCCGAAAATCGTGAAAAAATTCATTCTAACATTGTTCATGTGAGTTTGGATTTGAGTTTACATGCCGGATTCGTATTGGACTTACCAAGATTGATGCATTTTGCGTCTTCAAAGGAATGGGAAAGTGAAGTCTTAAAATGGGCTAAACACAAAGTTTGGATTGGTGTGGAAGATACACCACTACATAAAAAATTTGATTTAATTAATATACCTAATTGTTATGAATTTCAACGAAACAAAGATATCGTGATGAACGACACTATCGGATTTGCCGCCAGAATGGAAACAAGGAAAGCACCACACTTTCTTTTAAATCACAAGTCTATGGCGTTTACCGATATCTTTGATGTTGGAGAGTGGGAGAAGAAACTCAAGATTGAATTTAAAGATACAAAAATATTTCAATTTAAATATCAATTCTTGAAAAACTTCTTAGAAAGAGATGATTGGGGTATAAGTCATTCTGCACATTTGAATGAACCTTTTGGATATAGTATTTTTGAAGCAGTTGACTATGGTAAATTACCAATATTACCACACAATTGGTGTGATGACATTGAGTACCCATTTAGAGCAACTACTAAAGAAGAATTTGATAAGTGTGTAAATGAAATAAAAAAACTTAACAAAGAACAAAGACATCATCTACTTATTTTATTACGAAATGAATTAAAAAGATATGATAATACAGAAGAATGGGTTGAAAAATACCTACGAATATACAACGAGTAATATTTATTAATATGAGTACAGCATCAAATCAAAACTTATCATTAGGAAAATTAGGAAGAGCAGTAACATCTTCTCGTTCTGATTATACAACCGAGACTTCATTGGGAAGTGTTGGTGGGAGTGGTGCTGCAAATTCACAAATAAGTATGTCTGCATTTTCAATTAGTGATGTTGGTAGTACTTTAAGTGGTTATGCAAATGTAGATGAACAAACTTCTGAAAACTATGATTTAACATTTTCTAATGCTGGGCCATTATTTACAAGTAAGATTGCAAATAATGCAAATAATTTTACTTGGACAACTAATAACTCAAGTGCATTCTCATTGAGTACAGATGCTGGATTTCGTAGGACATTTACTGCAGGAACTATTTCTGATTTAAAAACGGTTATGGCAAGTAGTGTTGTGGGTAATGGTAATTTTGCAACTTGGACAAGTGATACACAACCAGGTACTTGGACGAAAGATGGTTCAGGAGTAAATAAACATACTTATAGTGGTGGAACACCAAATGCTGACCCGGCAGGAAGTGGTTCGAGTTTTGCTGCAAAGATTACTACTGGTTGTTTACGACAAACGATATCAGTAAGTGCATATTCAACATATGAAATTCAAGGTAGATTTTATAATACAAGTGCAGGGGATAGAAATATTAAAGCAGTATTACAAACTTCATCACATACATTTGGTAGAAATGCAGCAAACAATACAAATAATTGGGATTTATTTACAGATAATTTTTATACAAGTGGTTCAACGAGTGTTGAATTACGATTAGAATTTACTGGTAGTAGTGGTGATATTTTTATGGATCATATATCATTGAAAAAGTGGGCAGGTTTAGAATATGATGATCAAACCGTAGAGATAAGTGGTAAGTTTCATGAAGATAAACAAAGTGATGGATATAATGATCATGCAACAAGATATAATACTGCAATTACTAAAGAGGTTGAAATACAAGATACTTATGGTGGACAATCAGTAGCATGTTTCTTACCAGGTTCAAAAGTTTTAATGGAAGATGGAACAGAAAAAAACATAGAAGATATAGATGTTGGTGATAAAGTTAGTACATTCAATATTAAAACATTACCAGATGAAGATAGAGGATTTAAAGTATGGTCAAGTTGGACAACATCATCATATGATGGATTCACAAACGACACTGCATATGTAGAACATATGTGGTTTGATTATAAACCATATTATCATAAAATAATTGCAAGAAGTTTATCAACTGGATTATATAGTGAACTAAATGTTACTGATGAACATGAACTTTTTGTTAATAAAGGATATGTTGGTGTAATGAATGAATGGGAATGGTTAAGAGCAGGTAACATAGATGTTGATGATAAGTTTTTAACAAATAGTTTTGATGAGTTAGTCGTAGAACAAAATACTAAAGTAAAGGAAGAAGTAGAAGTTGTAAACATTGATGTAGAACCAAGTGATGTTTATTTTGTAGAAAATATATTGGTTCATAATAAAGGTAGTAATTGATGATATTAAATATTGGTACACCATGTGGACTTTATCCACACAACTTACATTTAGTAAAAGAAAGTATATTTGATAATCCATTTATGATGTTACCAGACTTTAGAAAAAATTTTGATATAAGATGGCATGTTGCAATTGATACATTGATATGTAAAAAAGAAGATATAGATATTAATTTATTTAATTATATGGATTCTTTTACCGAAACCGAAGATGGTTGTTGGGGAAATCAATGTAAAAATGCATTAATGGAAAATGTTAAAGAGGGTTGGGTTTATTTATGTGATGATGACAATATTATACATACTGATTTATACACACATTTGTTAGATGTTTTAGATAATTCAATTGAATCAGAAAAATTTATAACTTTTAAACATGATACAGGTTTTAAATTTATGAAAATACTTGATAGAGAAAGTAGATATTCTAAACCAATAATTAATAAAGATGGAATACAAGAATCAACTTGTGATAGTGGACAAGTAGTATTTCATAGTTCAGAATGGAAACCTTGGGAAGTCAGTAGAGGATTAAATAAGAAGTTGTATCCTGCAGACCATCGATTTTATCAAAATGCATATATTGAAAATGAAGATAATTTTTATATAAGTGATCATCTTGCAACATTTTATAATCGTTTGAAGTGGTAAGGTTATATTTATATATAAGGAAATAGTAGGAAAAATGAGGTTATTATGGGGTTATTAAATCAAGGCTGGATTTACGATTCATTATTACATAATGGGGATAAAGACAAACCAGTAAAATACAAAGAATCACATGGTGCAACACACATCTATTTAGGTGGTGGTTTGTTGTTCTATTTGATACCATATTTAATGAAATCTAAAACTTGTGTTTGTTTAGGAAGTGGTGGTGGATTTGTTCCACGAATGATGACTGCTGCACATTGGGATTTAAAAGAATTAGATGTATTTATAGATGGGAATTTTGGAACTACATTTGTTGTTGATGCAAAAAATGGAGTAAATGGAGAACCAGATTGGGACGAAGAGAGTTATTTTGTAGAAACATTTCAACCAAAAGTTATAGAGGCACTAACTGATGATGCATACTATAATTTCTTTTTAAGAAATAATATAGAAATTGATTTTTTACATATTGATGCTGGACATTCATATGAACAAGTAGAATTGGATTTTGAATTGTATAGTGAAAGGTTATCAGAAAATGGAATCATATCAATACACGACACAGATGAAAAATATTTTAATAGTTTAATAGTACCAAAAGGTGAGAAGTTTGATGATATGTCAGGACCATCAAAGTTAATTAAAAAAATAACAGAAGAAGATAAGTGGGAAGTATTCAACTTTTTTGACTTCAAAGATAAAACGGCATTACCGATGTCTACAGGTACAACATTGGTACAGAGGAAAAAATGAATAATTTTGTTCAAATAGAAAATAAAGGTATAAGAGAGTTCCAACATTTAAATGAATGGCCACCTAAACAATTCGATTATGAAATTAGAAGAAAACATTCAACAGAGTGGGTTACTAATCGAATGGAAGAATATGTAAAAAAGGATAAAGATTTTTTCAAAAAACAATTTGATAAAGAATGTTATTATCTTATCAAGTTAAGTGAATGTGAGAGGTATGTAAACGAATATATTGATGAAGAGATTTTTAGATATTATAATCATGTACCAGATAGTGCAAAGATTGTTAATATTACACAAGAACTTGAATATAGAGTTGCAGTTACACAATGTATTAAACACACTTCACCAGAAGTTGAACATGAAATTAGAATTATAAAAAAATCAAATAAAATATTAAGTCCATTTCAAGAATTAGAACAACGAGTTATTCTTCTAAATAAAGAAAATAAAGATACAGATAATTGGTATTCAAATATGGATAATGATGAAGAGTATGCAAAAACTGAAATTCGAAAGAGGTTAGATGCTTTACTGCCAGAACTTAAAGAAGAAACCAAGAATGAAATCGAAAGAATGAAACGAGAACGCTCTGAACTTTCTGCATCTGATGTTATGAAACACATTCTATTTATGGAAATATGTAGTGGACTTGATGAAAATTTTGAAAGACATAAGTATCATTTATTGAAACACTCTTCACCATATATCGAAGCAGAAATTACTAAATTGAAAAACGAGGGTAAATTAAAAAAGGCAAGTGAAGAATTAAAAATGAGAGTTCATTTAGAACAATTTGAAATTAAAGATGAAGAGGCTCAGAAACAAGAAGTAGATATTGATATCTTTAAAGAAAAAAGTCTACATGGATTAAAAGAAATCAATATATTAAAACGAGAATTAAATAAAGTTGGTAAAGGATTTTGTTTGGCAAAATGGAATCAAGTATCACTATTATTACAGAATGGAATGACTCATAGTTGTCACCATCCAGTACCACATAAAATACCATTAGATGAATTAGAAAATAATAAATCTGCATTACACAATACAAAGTTTAAAAAGTTACAACGAAAGATGATGTTAGAGGGTGGTAGACCAAAGGAATGTGATTATTGTTGGAAAGTTGAAGATGCAAATAAAGATGCATTTAGTGATAGACATATGAAGAGTGCTGAGTCTTGGGCATTACCAGACTTTAGAAAGATTAGAGATTCGGATTGGAGAGAAGATACCAATCCACCTTATGTTGAGATATCATTCAGTAATCAATGTAACTTTGCATGTAGTTATTGTGATGTAAAAAGTTCATCAAGATGGCAATCCGAGATAGCAAAACAAGGCCCATATCCAACAAGTGGATTATTTAATAATACAGATTGGTTGAAGAGAGCAGATATGATGCCGATACCATATAAAAAATTCAATCCATATAATCAAGCATTTTGGAAATGGTGGCCAGAATTATTTGAAGATTTACATACATTAAGAATTACTGGTGGAGAACCCATTCTACACAAAGATACATTTAGAGTGTTGGATTATATTATTGATAATCCTGATGTAAATCCAGAATTAGAAATTAGTATAAATTCAAATTTTTGTCCACCACAAGATTTGTTTGAAAAGTTTATAGAAAAATCAAAAGAGATTACTGAAAATGATTTAGTTTGGAATTATTCAGTTTATACGAGTATAGAGTCTTGGGGTGACCAGGCAGAATACATTCGTGATGGATTAGAGTTTGATAGATTTTGGGCAAACATTGATAAGTTTTTAACAGAAGTTCCAAAGGCATCAGTAACTATTATGGCAACTTACAATGCATTAAGTGCACCAGAGTTTCATAAATTAATTGAGGGTGTTTTTCATTTAAAACAAAAACACTATAATGGAAAGAGATATAGACACTATGCAATATTATTGGATGTTGCGTATTTACGACAACCATCACATCAATCACTAAGAATCTTACCGACAAAATGGATTGATAAGATGAAAGAAGATATAGAACTGATGAAACAATATCGTGAAGATAAATATTTACACATTTATGGACACGGACATAGTGGGTTTTATGATTTTGAAATTGAGAAGTTTAGAAGATTGATAGATTATGCGGAGTCACCATTGGATGATGTTGATTGGTTGATGAAGAATCGTGGAGATTTCTTTAATTTCTTTAATGAGTATGATAAGAGAAGAGATAAAAACTTCTTAGAAATATTTCCTGAACTTGCAGAATTTTGGGAAAATTGTAGGAGAGCAAGTTGGTCAGTAAAAGTACCAAAAATTTAGTTACCGTATGTGGACACAATCCTACTATGTTATATCATATGTTAAACCATTATATAGATTTAGTAGATAATATTTATGTTATTGTTTATAAGAATAATAACAATCCAAGATTGGTAGAACAAGTACAAGAAGTACTTGATAACTATAAATTAAAAATACATAAAGTTAGTGAACATCCACCATATGATTGGAACCATGTTACAGAATTATACAATGAAACTAAAATGTTAAAACCTAACGATTGGTGGATAGTAGCAGATGATGATGAATTACAATTTTATCCAAAACCAATAGATGATATTATACAAGAGTGTGAAATAAAAAATTATGATTTTGTAACAGGTGGATTTTTAGATAGATTAGGTAGTGGTGGAACATTTCCAAGATTAACAAAAGATTCTGATTTATGGGAAACTTTTCCATTAGCTGGATTCTTTCGTGAACCTATATCTAATGCATGTCCAAATAAAATTGTATTGTGTAAGGGAAATGTACAAATATCATCAGGACAACACTATGCAGTATTTGATGGGGAAGATACTTATGGTGATAGGTGGAATCATCCAAATAGATATCCAGTAGATGATTGTTTTGTACAAGTTCATCACTTCAAATGGGATTATGAATGTTACGAAAGACTAAGACAAGTCGTTATGACTAAAACAGATTATTCTTACCACGAAGAATATAAAAGAATGTGGGATTATTTATTGGATAACAATTTAAAAATTAATACCAATGAATTTTTATTTGAAGATATAACAAAAAAATCATATTCGAGATGGAATTTGATTAGAGAAAAATGTATAAACTATCGTTATAAGTATGAAACATAAATTACTAATAGTTACAGATTATTCAGAAACACATACTGAAAATTTTGTAGCACATATGGAAGAGTTTTTTAAAGGTAAGGATATTGAATTTAAAATACTGATAGTTGATTTGAAGTCAAATAAAAAAGTTATAAACTATGGTAAATTATTTAATATAGGATTCGTATATGGTAGAGAGGCATTGATAAAATCATTATCAACGAATTACGATTTTGATTATATTGTTTTTCACAGAACTGATTTTATTCCATTGAATGAATATTGTAACTATGAGTTTGATGATAGACCTAAGTGTTTGGTTAATTCTATAGACGAGATAAGTTTTGGTGTTCACCCTGATTTTAGACCAGATGGAGAAAACTTACCGAATGACTATTTTTATAATGGAGCATTGATGTTCAGTAAGGAAGTATTTGAAAATGTAGGTGGGTTTTCAAATAACTTTTGGGGAGATGGATATGAAGATTTACATATGTTGTATAAGTTAAATAAACTTGGATATCCTATGGATAAGAAAATTAAAAAAGAAAGAGTTATGAATGGTATTAAGATAGATTATGGAAACTATGGTGTTATTAATCCAGTTACTAAAGACATGAAAAGATTGTTTAATGGTAATTTTACTTGTAATGTTTGGGTAAAATTAGACGAAGAAATAGAAAAAGAATCATATGTATTTAGTAGAAGTGGTTATCATAGTGGTATAAAATTCACAAAGAAACAGAGAGGTGATAAACAAACTTTTATTTCTTGTAATTTGTGGAATGCTAAAGATGAATATATTAGAGTAGGTGATTATCCAGTACAAACTGATGTTTGGTATTTTGTGTCTATGAACTATTCGATAGAAACCAAGACTTCAAATATGTATGTAAATGGTTCGTTGGTTGGTTCTACTTTTATAGAAAAACCATTAAAAAAATACCAATATAATACACCAATATTTGTTGGGTGTGCAACCAATAGTACACAAACTTCAAGATGTTTTTCTGATATATCTATTGGTGAATTATCTTTTTTTGATATAACATTGAATGAAAATTCTTTGTATAAATTATATAAAAACAATATAATGAGTAAAGAAGATTATGTTGTAGAGAGACCTATAGGTTATTACAATTATAATTCTGGTTACAAATCAATAATTTGGGACGAAAGTGGACATGGAAATAACATGATTTTAACAAATTTCGTAATACCAAAAATAAATGTAGTTAAAGAGAAATCTGAGTTATATTTACCTTTAAGGGATAGAGGAAACTTTGGTTATATAGGAAATGAATTCGAAAAATTAGACAAAACAAATTATACAGGTAAAACTGCAAATAAGAATATGGTTTTATTACAAAATTTAACAAACAAAAAAATTACAAATGATCTTACAGAATGTAGATACAGAGTTTTAAAGGCTGAACCATTTTGGGATAGACATTGTAAATTATTAGTTCAAGGATAACAAGGAGTTAAAAAATGGCAACTAAAAAAACAAGTACAACAGATACAAAATCAGATATCAAAGATGCAAGAGATGCTCTTGATAGTGGAATGAGTACAAATGATAACTTTGCATTACTACTTCGTGCATTAACAAGTATCGAAGAGAAGTTAGAAGCAATTGATTGGAAGTTATGGGAAATGTATCAGATGGGATTGAATCAATCACCACAAAATACACCACAACAACCTGCACAACAACCAGTTCAATATGTACAACAACCAGTACCACAACCACAAGCACAAGAAGAACAAAGTGGTGGAGTATTAAAGAATATATTCGGTAAAAAATAATGTCAAAACTTGGTATAGTAGTTCCGTATAGGGACAGAGAAGAACATCTTTCTCGGTTTATACCATCAATAGAAGACAGATTACAATCACAGAACATTGTTGATTATGAAATCATAATAGTCGAACAGGCAAATGACTTACCTTTTAATCGAGGTTGGTTATGTAATATTGGATTTGATATATCTAAACAATTAAAATGTGATTATGTAGTATTTCACGATGTTGATATGTTACCAGAAGATGAATCATGTGACTATTCATGGGTGGATAGACCGACTCATCTTGCAACAAAGTTGTCGAACAATAAGTATAAATTACCATATCCTGAATACTTTGGTGGGGTAACGATGTTTCCAGTTCAACACTTTGAAGTAATTAATGGATTCTCAAATGAATATTGGGGTTGGGGATTTGAAGACGATGACTTATTATATAGGTGCAGACAAAGTGGTGTTCCTATGAATGAAGAACTTGTCTCTTCAAAACAATTCAGTAATCCATTTATTAACTTAATGTATTTCTCACCAGGAGATTATATAGAAGTTGATTCATCACCAATAATGAATAAAACATTTGAACGATCCTACACAATGGAAATGTGGGTAGAACCATCCGATAAATTAGAAATAGATAGACAAAAGGATTATGATGAGTTTCACTTAATGTGTAAACCTGGTTATCATTCTGGTATTTGTTGGACAAGTGCACAACAATATAAAGGTGGTGTGTGGAATACAAATTCAGAACAGGCAATGGTAGTTAGTCACAAGATGTCAGAACAATGGAGTCATGTGGTTTTTAGTGTAGATTCAGTATCAAAAACATTATCACTATATGTAAATGGAAATGAAGTAGACAACTCACCATCAAATTACTTTGGTAATCTTAGTATTAATAAAAAAAGTGATTCATTATTCATAGGATGTGCAAGTCCGAAATTACCAAAAGATAATAATTGGTTTAGTGGTAGAATTGCACAAGTTAGTATGTGGAAAAGATTTACTGATAGAAGAGCAGTAAGACAATTATTTAATGATGGTGTACCACACGATGTTACTAAACCAAAAAATGAATATTCTTTTGTTGATGATTTAATATTAAGTTATGACTTTGAAAACATACAAGAGAATAAAGTTAAAGACTCTTCAAAGTATAACCATAATGGTGAAATCTATGGTGCAATAAGAAGAAAATCAGAATTACAAATAGGTGAAAAGAAATCTTTACCGACAAGACGAGATGGTAAGTTTATTTGTCTTGACCATGAAAGTAATGGATGGCAATCAACAAAATATAAAGATTGGAGATCAAGAGAAAATCAAATAAGATTTTTTAATTTGGTTAGAACAGACTTGGAAGATTATTCAAAAGATGGATTATCATCGTTAGATTATAAAGTAGTCAATAAAGAAGATAATAATAATATAAAAGTAGTGAGTGTTACGAATGAGTAAGAAATTAGCAATATGTGTTCCACATTATCGTAGAAAAGAACATTTGGATGAATTTATTCCACATATGGAAAACTTTATGGAAAAGTATCATCCTGATATAGAATTTAAAATATTTGTTGCAAATCAAATTGAACCTGATACTATTCTTAGGTTTAATCGTGGAACTGCAAAAAATATTGCATTTGCAGAAGCAGTAAAACAAGGATATGATTATTTTTGTTTTCACGATATAGATATGTTACCTGAAGATGAAACTTGTGATTATAGTTATCCTAAAGAACATCCAAAACATATTGCAGTACATATAAGTCAGTTTGATTATATGTTACCATCTATTCAATATTTTGGTGGTGCAGTTCTTTTTACAAAAGAACAATATGAACAAATCAATGGTTATTCAAATGATTATTGGAATTGGGGTATGGAAGATGATGATTTGTTATGGAGATGTGAACAAGAGGGATTCGTTAACAGACAAAAATTATCGAAGTCTAATAAAGAGGTAGGTTCAGTTTCGTTTGATGGTATAGACTCTTATATAGAAATTCCACCAACACCTACATTAAGAGAACTAACAACAGATAGTTTTACTTGGAGTATTTTAGTAAAGTCTTTTGATAACTTTGATATACCAATGTATTTAATTGGTGACTTAAAAAATAGAAAATATGTACACAATTATATTTTAGGACGACCTGGTTATCAAATGGGATTTGCATATGATAACTCTCGTGCATATTCTTTTTCTATGTATGATTATAAAAATAACCATAACTATATGTGGTTGAAAAGAAACCCTGATACTTGGACACATTTATTAGTCACAATGGATTCAGAAACAGAAGAAATACGATTCTATATGAATGGGGAAGAGTCCGATGCAAGATTTGGACATGGAGTAGAGTCACCATTAAAGATGAGTGGAAAACCAAAGAGGTATGGTGGATTACCATATTATCTTGGTGTAAAAAATCCAACAGATGTTTCACCAAATAATTATTTTTACGGAGAAGTATCTCAACTCGGAATGTGGAATAGAGTTTTAACAAAAGAAGAAATAAAAAAAATATACGAAAGTGATTATACTGATTTGAATGAAGTTGAAGATTGTAAATTATATTATGATTTCAAAAAAATAGATGAGAATTTTGTTTATGATTTAAGTGGAAATGAAAATCATGGAGTAAATCATGGATGTGATTGGGATTTTACAGAACTTGATGATATAGAACATACAATTGTACCACATCGTAGAAATGGTAGATTTAAATCATTAAAACATCCAATCAATGGAATTGTAAATAATCGTTTTGTATTCCAAGAAGATACAAGTAGAAATGAGAAACGATTTTTTAGTGAAGTACAATATGGACTTTGGGACACTAAACAAGATGGTGTATCTGATTTAAAATACGAAGTTGATTCAGTAGACAAACTTGGACGACATGATTTTATAAATTTTATATGTAGACATGAGAATATACCAGAATGGGAATGAAAACACAAGCAGAAAAAGATGTACATGAGTTAAATAAAACCAAGGGAAGATTAGATTCAGTTGGTTGTGGTATGTGTGTTGCAAAGTGGATGCAAGTTACAATACATTTACAAAATGGACATACACACTCTTGTCATCATCCAAGAACACATAAGATACCATTGGATGAAATTAAAAAGGATCCATCTGCACTACACAATACTTGGTATAAGAAACATGCTCGTAAAGAAATGTTAACAGATGCTAGACCAAGTGAGTGTGATTATTGTTGGAATGTAGAAGATAATAGTGATGTTTTTAGTGATAGAATATTAAAGAGTAATGAACCTTGGGCAAAATCATTTTGGGACAAAATTCAACATAAAAAAGATAATAAAAATTATTTGATTGATTGGAGAGAGAATGTAAATCCAACCTATGTAGAAGTAGTTTTTTCTAATGCTTGTAATTTTAAATGTAGTTATTGTGCACCACACATTTCAACACAATGGATGAATGAAATAAAAGACAAGGGTGGTTATCCAACAACAACAAAATTTAATTCATTGGGTGGACTAAAACATTCACAATTAATGCCTATCCCACAAAAAGAAGAAAATCCATATGTAGAAGCATTTTGGAAATGGTGGCCAGACTTGTACCAAGATTTACATACATTTAGAATCACAGGTGGTGAACCACTATTATCAAAAGATACTTTTAAAGTATTAGATTATATTATTAAAACAGATAAACCAAATAAAAACCTTGTGTTATCGGTAAATACTAATATGGGTGCACCTGATGAATTAATGGATAAATTTATAGAAAAGGTAAAAATTATTACTGAGAGAAATTTGGTAAAAGATTTTCAAATATTTACAAGTATAGATGGTTGGGGAACAAAATCTGAGTATATTAGACATGGTTTAAACTATAGAGCATTTTGGAAAAATTGTGAAAAGACTTTAACTAAATTAACAAAACCATCATTAACTTTTATGGTTACTTATAATGCATTAAGTGTATTTAATTTTGACTTATTTATTGAACAACTCTATTTATTAAAAGAGAAGTATAATTCGGTAGATAGATACACATCGAATTCGGTTGTTGCAGACATATCTTATTTAAGACATCCATCACATCAAAGTGTTAGAATTTTACCAAAAGTATTTCAAGAAAATATTCAATCTCAAGTTAATTTAATGCACTCTATTCAAGAAAAAGGTTTTACTGAAAAAGGTGATGATGTATTTTCACATATGGAAATGGAAAAACTACAGAGAATTTATGATTGGTGTCAAGGAGATATTGACGAGAAGAGTTTAAAGAGAAATAGATATGACTTTTATCAATTTTTTACAGAACATGATAAGAGGAGAAAAACAAATATTTTAGGAGTCTTCCCTGAAATAAAACAATTTTGGGAAGAATGTTCTAAGATAAAAAAGGACGAAGTTGTATGATTAAAATAATAAAAAAGTACTATAATAAAGTTAAAAGATGGTATCTTTTTAAGAAAAGGCTTAAAGAAATTAAAAAACGAGACCCGTTTATCTACAAATGAGAATATTAGGAATTAACGCATTAAATCACGATGCATGTATAACTCTACTTGATGGTAAAGATATTTTGTATGCAGGACATGCAGAACGATATAGTGGTATCAAGAATGATAGTCTTCTTAATAAGGAAATGATAGAAGATGTAAAACAATATGGTGGTTGGGACAAGGTTGTGTATTTTGAAAGACCATGGTGTAAGAAGTTACGACAAATATATGCAGGACAATATTCAGAAGCATTTGCAAAAAATAATCTTCCATCTGCACATTTAGAACAATTTGGTATCAAGATAGATGAATATGTAAGTCATCACCAATCTCATGCTGCTGCATCCTATTATACATCACCATATGATGAGAGTGCAATTGTATGTATAGATGCAATTGGTGAATTTGAAACATTAACTATTTGGTATGCAAATGGTAGTAACTTTGAAAAACGATATTCAAAAAAATATCCTAAATCACTTGGACTATTCTATAGTGCAATGACACAACGACTTGGATTAAAACCACAAGAAGATGAATACATACTAATGGGTATGGCTGCATATGGTAAACCTAATCGTGATATCAAATCAGAGTTAAAAGAATTAATGGGTGCAAATTTACATCGAGGGTGTTTGAGTTGGGACTCAATACATTATCCAGACGATGATAGTGAAGATTGGAAGTTTAATATAGCAGCAAATGTTCAGTCACTTATAGAAGATGAGATATACGAAATTTTTCTCAAAACAAAGGAGTTAGTTCCTGAAACAGATAATATGTGTTATGGTGGTGGAGTTGCATTAAATTGTGTTGCAAATTCTATGGTTGCAGAAGAGTTATATCCATCATTGTGGATTATACCAAATCCAGGAGATGGTGGAAGTTCATTGGGATGTGCTGCATATGTATTAGGTGAACACCTAAATTTTGATAATTGTTTTCTTGGTTATGATATTAAAGGTGAGTATCCAATTGATAAAGTTTTAAAAGAATTATTAGAGGGTAAGATAGTAGGAGTTGCTAATGGTAGAGCAGAGTTCGGCCCACGAGCTTTAGGAAATAGAAGTTTGTTGGCAGACCCAAGAGGAGATGGGATTAAGGATAGGGTGAATGAAATAAAACATCGACAGAAGTTTCGTCCATTCGCCCCATCCGTCCTTGAAGAACATGCCCATGAAATATTTGATATGCCAGTAAAGAAAAGTCAATTTATGCAATTTACTGCACCTTGTAAGTATCCAGAAAGGTATCCTGCAATATGTCATGTTGATAATACATCAAGAGTACAAACCGTAAGTAAATTAGATAATCCAGGTTACTATAAATTAATCAAGGAGTTCTATAAGAAGACAGGTTGTCCAATGGTATTGAATACAAGTCTAAATATAAAAGGACAACCAATAGTTAATTCACATCAAGATGGTGTCGAATTCAGTAAAAAATATAAAGTAAAGGTTTACTAATATGCCAATAAATATTGTATCAACAGGTGGCCCTCTTTCAAATTCAAATATATCAGAATTAAGTGCAATAATCATAGTTAATCAAAAGGTAGCCTCAACATATCTAACAACTTGTTTAATGTGGTGTTATCCTGAACAATGGATACAAATACCACATACTTCATTTAGAAGATCATCTTGGTTTTATCTACAAATGGATAAGGAAGTATATAAAAACTTACATAAAGTTATAATTACAAGAAATCCATATGAAAGGTTTCTTTCAGTATGGGCATTTGGATATAAAATAAGTGTACAACATACAGAAAATAATAAAAAAGTTTATCAGTATGAAGTAATAGATGATTTTAAAGATTATAAACCGATAGAATTAAAAACCACATTAGAGGATATGACTAAAGAAGAATGGCAAAAAAGTTTTCAACATTTTTGTGAAGAATTCAAAAAGGGTAATATTGTTGATGGACATGCTCATTCATATGTAAACGAGTTAAGTAATTTTCCAATAGAAGATTTTGAACGAGTGGATATTAGTGAGATACAAACACATCCAACTATGAACAAAATATTAGAAATTGAAAGTGAAAGAAAGATAAGTGGTTACGATTCTTGTACAATGTGGGGTGATACTGAAAATCTTGGTTTAGATATGAACAAAAATGAAACAGAAAAATATTTACCATCTTGGAAAGATTTTTATACTGAAAAATCAAAAAAAATTGTATATGATTTATTCACAGAAGATTTTCAAACATTTAAATATTCTAAGGATTTTTCAGATTACTAACTATTTATATATAAGTCAGGTAGTGCTAACACTCTTCGGAGAAAGTCCTAACCCACTATCGTAGACTATAAAATAAGGGTGGCATTTAAATAGTTTTACTATATAGATGCCTCTAATTACTTGGAGGCTTTTTTATGCGAATATTAATTACAGGTGGAGCTGGATACTTAGGTTCAGTTATCACCAGAAAATTGTTACAAAATCATAGTGTAACCATTATAGATAATTTGATGTATAATCAAACATCATTAATAGATTTATGTGGAAATTCAAATTTCAAATTTATTTATGGTGATGTTCGTGATTATAAATTACTAATAGAACAGGTTACAAAACATGATGTTATAATTCCACTTGCAGCACTTGTAGGGTTTCCTGCATGTGAAAATGATAAACAACTTGCAACTTCAATAAATTACCATCACATTAAAGACATAGTAGATAATATTACTAAAGAACAACAATTATTATTTCCAAATACTAATAGTGGTTATGGTAGTAGGAATGATGGGGAAGTATCAGAAGAGGATAGACTAACACCAGTATCACATTATGGACACACCAAGTGTGATGCGGAAAATTATATCAAATCATTTAGTAATGGTATTGTATTTAGATTGGCAACCGTATTTGGTGTATCAAGTCGTATGAGATTGGATTTGTTGGTAAATGAATTTGTATATAAGTTATTGACAGATAAGTATATAACAATATTTGAAAAAACTTTTGTTAGAAACTTTATTCACATACAAGATGTTGCATCAGTATTTGAGTTTATGATTGAAAACTATGATAAACATAAAGGACAAATATTCAATGTTGGTTTATCAGACACAAACATCAATAAAAAACAATTAGTAGAAAGAATACAAAAATATATTCCTAACACTTCAATTACTTATTCAGATTATTTTGTAGATCCAGATAAAAGAGATTATGTCGTTAGTAATAAAAAGATAGAATCTACTGGTTGGAAACCAAAGTATAGTATTGAAGATGGTGTACAAGAATTAATTCAGGCATACCAAATTATAGTTCCACAAGAAAGTTCACATTATAGAAATGCATTTCCATTAAGTTATGGAACATCATTATGACATTCCCATACGATAAAAAAGAATCAGATGTTTTACCAGAAGTAACAATGTTTGCACCAAAACCACATATGGATTATCGTGGTGAGATGTGGACATATTGGGAAAACTCATATGAAACACCAAAAGAAAAAATATCTAAATTCACTCGTTCAAGAAAGAATGTCCTAAGAGGTTTACACGGAGACAACGAAACTTGGAAACACATTACTTGTGTGTATGGTGAAATATATTTAGTTGTCGTTGATTATAGAGAAGATAGTGTAAATTATTTAAATTGGGAAAGTTATTTGATATCAGATAGAAATCATATGAGTGTATTAGTTCCACCAGGTTTTCTTAATGGACACTTATGTTTAACTGATGAGTGTGTATTTCACTATACACAATCTTATCCAAATGAGTATATTGATACAAGTGAACAGATTAGTGTTAAGTGGAATGATCCGATGTTAAAAATACAATGGCCAATAGATAATCCAATAGTATATGGGAGAGACAAATGAGTGTACAGATACCAAAACACATTTTAGATGGTGGAGTTATTAGAGATATAACTTTAACTAAACAAGATTTAATTGACTTCGAAACAGAAGTCGCAGATTCTTATAATGATGGTGAAATTACTGCACCAGTCCATCTTGCATCAAATAATGAAGAACAATTGATAGAGGTTTTTCAATATGTAAGTGAAATGGATTGGGTTTTTTGTAGTTGGAGAAACCATTATCATGCATTATTACATGGTATAGATAGAGATAATGTAATGAGACAAATTAAGGATGGTAAGAGTATGAGTGTTAATCACTTTAATTCTGAAAATAAGGATACACATCCAATAGATAAACAATGGAAATTTTATTCATCATCAATCGTAGGTGGAACTTTACCAATCGCATTGGGAACTGCCTTATCTATAAAAAGAGATAATAAAAAACATCGTGAAAATAGATTACCTAAAGTATGGTGTTTTATTGGTGATATGACATTTGAAAGTGGGATATTTCACGAGGTATATAAATATGCTCGTAACAATGATTTACCTTTAGAGTTTGTAATTGAGGATAATAACCTTTCTACAAATACACCAGTTGATAAAACTTGGGGTAAAAAACAAGATGTACCTAAAGATGTATTTTATTATAAATATAAAAGTGATTATCCACATCATGGTACTGGTAATTGGGTAATGTTTTAGGAGTTAGTATGTTAGATATTATTGCATTTAAATATAGTGAAATTGATAGAAATGAAGTTGGTTCAGAAGAACCAAGGAAAGCAGGAAGCAAAACATCTCATTGGAAACTTTGGGGAACACAGAGATTATATGTTTCAGATGAGGAAAATAAATATGGTAGTGGATTATCACATTTGTTTTATTTTTTTGATGGTGGTAAGGATAAATTCAAAATACATCATACTGAGGATTTCTTAGACAAAAATGAACCATATCTTATATATGTTGAATATCAACCAGATTCATCAAATCACGGACCATACAATCAGATAAAGTTTGTTTTAGAATTGGGATTAACAAGTAATCATATTGAGAATATAAAAAGTGGTAGGGCAAAAATATGGTTTGATACTTCTCCTGAGGGTAGAATTATGGAAGAGTCAAATATAAAAAATACGATTGAATACTTAGACAAAAATCAAATACCACATGAAAGTATAATTTATAGTGATGGTGATGTACTTGTTGATGAATTGTGGGGAAAGTATAGTAAAAAAATTAATGCAATACCATTTGTTACACATTGTTCAAATGCATATGATTCCTTTAAAGGATTATCAAAAGATAATATTTGGAGTAATTTAATTTTAAATCAAGAATATTTTTTAAGACCGAAACACTTTATGTTCAATAATTTTATGCCAAGAACACCAAGAGTTTTACTAATGTATAATTTGGTAAGAGATGGATTATATAAAAAGGGATATTGTTCTTTTCAAGAAATACAAGAAGACAACAAAATAAACTTTCCATCAATGGGTAATGCAACACATTCAACGAGAGCATTTAATTTATATGAATTGTGTGGTTCTATTCCAAAAAAAGAATTTGATGAGTGGATGAAAACATTAAAACCAATACTACCATTAACACATGATATGATGGAAATTGAATTGGATGATTTAAATAATATAAATTACACAACTTCACGAATTGATGATCCTATGACACTTGCACATTCAAGTGAATCTGCAAAAAATGATAAAGGTTCAAGATTACTAACACATTATGATACTACATATGGTCCGTATTATAATCCAATATCATATTTAAATGTTTATTTTGATATATGTTGTGAAACATATTCAGGAAATTTTGGTAAAGAAGATGGTGGTTTCTATAATGAACCATCTTGTGGGCCAATATTTACAGAAAAGATATGGAGACCTCTTGCACTCGGTACACCATTTATACCGATAAGTGAACCAGGAACTATAAGAGCATTAAAAAAATTAGGATTCAAAACCTTTGATAATATCTTTGATAATTCATACGATGAAGTTGAAGATGGTAGAGATAGACTTGATATAATATATGAGAATATTAAAAGATTAAGTTCAATGTCAAGAACAGAATTACACAAATTAGTTTATAAGTCAAAAAAAGATATGATACATAACCATGAATATTTTATAAATCATTTTAATGACAATGTATATCGTGAAATGTTTGTTAAGTTGAAAAGAATTGTAAATGGATAGTTTAAAATATATAGGAAATAGAAAACATCTAATTAGTAACCATAGTAACTATTATGCAGGTGACACATCAAGTAAAACAGATTATCATTTTAATGAAAGTGGATATAGATATGATGGTTCAGGTAAATGGTATGATGATAACTTAGTTGTGGTTGGAGATAGTTTCACTTTTGGATTAGGACTAAATATAGAGGATACTTGGTCGCATAGATTATCAGAAAAAATGAATTGTAATTTAATTAATTTATCTCAAGGTTCGTGTTCAAATGAATACATTTATAACACTTTAAAGAGAGAATTACCAAATATAAAAAATGTAAAATGTGTAGTTGTTTACTTTACATACCACCATCGTTTTGATTTTATAGATGAACCAGGTGGCCCATGGAGTTCAAAATGGGAAAAACTTATTAAATTAATTGGTGAAGAAAAATTAAAAAGTATAAGTGAAAATTATATTGAGTCAACAAAAATTTTATTAAAAGATATACCAAGTGTGTTGTTATCAATTGAAGACTCACAACATTTAGATAATAATATCAAGTTAGAATATGAAGACTATGGTAATAACAAAACACATCCTGGTAGAAAATCAAATAATATGTTTTTTAGAAAACTTTATAGGGTAATTAAAGATGTATAATACTTTGTATGTAAATGGAGCAAGTTGGTTACAGGGAATGGGAGTTGAAAAGAATGAACGATTCAGTTATCACTTATCTAAATTAATGGAATGTTCAGAAAAAAATGTTTGTCAAGGTGGTGCATCAAATGATTGGGTTATGAGAACTACGATGGATTATATTTTGAACCATCGTAATATCAAAAATCATTATTTTGTTATTGGATTTTCAGGATATTATAGATGGGATATATGGGATGATATAAATCAAGTATTTCATAAAGGACATCCAACAAGTTTTACACATAAACAATCATTTGATAATCAGGTAAAAGAACATGGAGTAGATTATGCAAAACATTGGAAATATTATGTAGAACATTTTTTTAGTGAAGAACTGATGAGAGAAAAATTTATTAGAGATATTATATTATTTGAATCATTTTTACAAAAACAAGATGTTAATTATTTACTATTCGATACTACATCAGGATTATTACAAACCACACAAAATATCTTTGATAGATTTGTAGATATGAGTTGGGAAGAATTTTGTGGTGGTAATCACTCAACTACACCATTTGAACATACAGAATATATTTCAAAGATTGACGGCCATCCTAATAAAGTAAATCATAAAAAGTGGAGTAATTATTTATTTGATATTATTGAAGAAAAATCAAAAATTAAGGAAAAGGTATGGCCAAAATATTAAAGTACAAATACATAGTTACTTGTGGTTGTAGTTGGGCTGAGGGATATGGTACAACTAATAAAGAGAATAGAGTATCCACATTATTCGCAAAACACTTTGGTGCAGAAGATATTAATTTATCAGAGGGTGGTGGTTCTAATCAAATGATTTTTAGAAAAACAATTGATTGGATACACGAGAATACAGATAAATTAAACGATACACTTTTTCTTATCGGTTGGACAGAATCAACAAGATTTGAATTTAAACATCCACAAACATTGTTAAACAGACCAGAAAGAGAATATGAAAAAATAGATATTATGAGTATATTAGTTGATAACAAACCTGAATCATGGCCAACACGAGAATATAATCATTGGAAGTTTTACTTTAAAAATTTATTCTCTGAAGAGGAATATGTTCAAAAAACAAATCACTTTATTATCTCTTTACAGAATATTTTTGAAAATAATAATATAGATAATATAATGTTTAATTCAATCGGTAAGTTAAAAGAGTTAACAACAAAATACTTTCCAAAATATCTTAATGTTTATGATTCACTTGTTGATATATCTTGGGAAGATTTTTGTGGTGGACATTATATAGATTTAGAGTTGAAAAACAAAGATATTTCCTATTATGCAAAAAACGATGGCCATCCAAATGATAAAGGAAATAAAGAATGGTTTGAATATCTACTAAAGGAGATAAAATGAAAGCACTTATAATCGGTGGGAGAGGAATGGTAGGAAGACAACTTGTAGAGTTGTGTTCTAAAATTTATGATAAGGTTGGTGTAGTTGATAAAGATTTCAACATACCACAAGATTTACCAAGTAACGCAAAGTATTATGGATTAGATATGACTCATAGTAGTAACACAAGTATTATTGCAGATTATGATCACATATATCACTTGGCAGGTATTAAGGGTTCACCTTTGAGAGTAAAGGAAAGACCAGAAGATTACTTACCAATGTTACAATTTGATACGAATGTGATTCGTGCAGTTGGTAAATGGAAACCTGATTGGTTTCTTTACACAAGTTCAGTTGGGGTTTATCCACCAAGTGAATTTTATAATGAAGATGATGTGTGGGATAGAGTTCCAAGTGAGAACGATAAGATTCCTGCATACATAAAACGAATGGGAGAGTTAAGTTGTGAAGCTGTTAGTATTACAAATAATTATAAAAATATATCCATTGTTAGACCAGCAAACATATACGGCCCTTTTGATAATTTTGGTGATGAATCTACCGTGATTGCATCAATGATTAAAAAGGGTTATCATAATAAAGTATTAAATGTTTGGGGTGATGGAACACCAATACGAGATTTCATATATTCAAAAGATGTAGCTCGTGGAATGATACATATGGTTCAGAATAGAGTGAATGATGTTGTGAATCTTGGTAGTGGTGAAGAAGTTAGAATATCAGATATTGCAAGTGTGATTGGTACATACTTTGGAACAGAGATAGAGTATGATTTAACAAAACCAAATGGTGATATGAGAAGACAAATGAACACAGATAGAATGAAATCCTATGGGTTTGAAAGAGAATATACATTACAAATGGGATTAACAGAAACAATAGAATATTACGAGGAATTACAAAAATGATTTATATATTAGATAATGGAAATAACTTTCCAAAGTTATGTAAAACTATATTAAAGTGGATTGATAAAGAATTTAAAGAAGTAGTAGATTTAGAATTTGAATATGAAACTGGTGATATACTTGTTATGAATGGTGAGAAATTTACTAAAGATTATCACGATGGTAATTTTATAAAAAAAGTACTCAAAGATATTCATATACCAGTTGTTGTTTTAATAGATGATTCTGCAAGTAATTGGGGTGGTACAAGAGTTGAATTAAATCATAATAATCCAGTTTATATTTTAAGTCCAGATGTGGTAAAAAGTATTCCAAAGTTTGGTGTTAAAAATAATACCGATACTTTTAATTATTTGTTAACACATATGGTAGAAAAAAATCCAACAAGTAATACACTTGAACTATTTGAATCAGGACAGAAGTTTAGAAGAACAAAATATTTTATATCATTAAATAGAGAAAAAAAGAAACATAGAGATTATTTGTATAGTTTTCTTAAAAAAACTAATCTTTTAAATAAGACACATTATTCGTATACTAAAGATGATAATCCTATTTTTTTAGATGGTGATGAAAAATGGGGAAGAAACTCTATTATGGATCCTACATTAATAAATTATCCATTACATTTTGATTCATATATCAATATTGTAACTTTACCAAATGGAGATGCACAGGCAACTACAGATTTTCTTGATGAAAAAATATTTAAACCTATTCTTGCATTTCAACCTTTTATCGTGTTGGGTTCACCAGGTTTTTTAAAAGTATTAAAGTCATTTGGATTTCAAACTTTTTTTGATATATTTGATGAATCATATGATGATATTCAAAACGACAAAATGAGATATTCAAAAGTATGTGAAAATATTAAAAGAATAAGTGGAAAATATACATTAACCGAATTACATAATTGGTACTATAGTAAAGAAATACAACAGAGACTAAAACACAATTGGACGGTTGCAAAAGATTTATCATGGGAACAGATAGATAGACTAAAAGAATTATTAACAGAATTGGAGTCGAGTAACTAATATGAACTATATGTTAGGAAACTATTTTCATAATTTATATCCACGAGGATATGATAGTAATATTTCTATTATTAATATAGAAAGAATATATGGAGATAAGTTAAAAGATTGTAATGGGAAACTTATTACTGAATATGATTATTTAGTAGTTGCACACGAACATGAAGTTTCAGACTTTCATATATTTGAAGACTTATATAAATGGATTACAAAATTTTCATTACCTACTGATAAAATTATATTGGTTATGGGTGATGACTCATTAGAAACAGAATATGATAGATATTGTAAAATTAATTCAATTGATAATAAGATAAACATTGTTAGTGCATATTTTATGGAAGTTGCGATAAAAGAGAATTTTAGTCCAAAATATAAAGACAAAGTATTGGATACAATAACTAAAACACTTAATGATAAAAAACCATATAGATTTTTAAATATGAATGGTAGGTTAAAGGAACACAGACAATTATTTTTAAAATCTATAAAGAAACACAAATTAGATAAATATATCAATCATTCAGAATTAGAATATGGTAAACCTTTAGATGTTTATAATTTTAAAAATATGAACTATAAAAGTGTAGAGGAATTATATGAAAAAGAAGTAGGACCAATACTTGAGGATACGAGAGTAACTATGAATAATATGGATAAAGATCAACATTTAAATATGAACATAAAACATGCATTTGCGGATATGAAGTGGTTAACACCACATAAAGAAAACTTATTACCATTGTATCAACAACATTCTATAGATATTGTATCGGAGAGTGAAGCAAATGTTGATAATCATTTATTCTTAACAGAAAAAACTCTAAGACCTCTTTACTTTGGATTACCTTTTATATTATTGGGAAATCAAGGTTCGTTACAACGATTAAAAGATATGGGATATAAAACATATTCAAATATTATTGATGAGTCATATGATACAAAACCAAAATGGCAAAACCGACTAAATCATGTACTTATGGAAATTAAAAGATTTAATGAGATGTCAGATGATGAGTTTCATACCGAAGTAATGAAGACAAATGAAATTAGATTACATAATTTAAATCACTTTTTTGATAATAGAGTTGAAAGTGATAGAGTTTTAAAAAAACTTAAAAAGGTAATGAGTATATGAATGTTATAAGATTCAATGGCCATAGTAGTAATTTATTTAGGATATTTTATCAAGGTGATCCTAATTTTCAAGTGAAGACATATTATATAGAAGATGGTTATGATGATATGTTTGATGAGAAAGGTTGGGATATATTTACTCTTTTTCTTTTTGATTTGGATGGACATTTTTTAAATAAAGATATTGTTGAAAATATGAGAAAATTAATATCTAATGCAAATACTAATTTTAAAATAGTAATTGATGGTTTTGGTGAGGGTAGTGATATGGGAATGAGATGGAAGTTTATTTATAAATTTTGTTCATTATATGGTATTCGTCCAGATCAAATCTACATATATGCAACTACACTAAATGTATTAGATTCACATGATGTGTGGAGAAATATGAGAGCGGAAGATGAGTTACTACCAAGATCTACAATGGAAGATAATTATATAATTGATAAAGAAGATTTCAATCAATGGATATATGATACTAAAAAACCACTTCTGAACATATATGATAATATCTATTTACCTTTCGTATATTTTGGTGTAAATGATTTTATTAATAAGGATGGTTGGATATCAAGTATGGCTGGTGAGTATAATAGATTATATGATACAGATGGATTACAATTAAAAATGAATAAAGAAATTAGAAACAATAAAATATTATCATTAATTGCAAATCCAATGAAACATAGAATTTTGGTAACATTACATTTATTAAAAAAACAATATCAAAAAGAGGGATTAATTAGTTTTAATGATGATTTAAAAGATGAAACTATGGGTAAAGAAGAGTTTCAAGATTTTAAAAAAATATTAACACAACTCGATACTTTAGATTATTATGATACATTTTTAAAAAATATTCCAATTAGAATTGATTGGGAAACATTTGATAATTCTCAATCATTTGAAGGTCGATATAGTCCTAATTATGAATTTTATAAAGATTCATATTTTAGTGTTGTGACTGAAACAAACTATGAACTTGAATACAACACTTGGGATTTACATCAACATGAAACAATATTCCTAACAGAAAAAACTTTAAATGCACTTTGGTGTTATCATCCATTTGTAATAGTGAATGCAAAATATAGTTTGAAAAAACTAAGAGAAATGGGATTTCAAACTTTTCCTGAACTATTTGATGAAAGTTATGATGATGAACCACATCCAGTTAAAAGACTTAAAATGGTTTTAGATGAAGTTGATAGAGTAATGAAAATGGATAAGGAAGAACTACATAAAATTTACAATAGTATGGAAGAAAAATTTATACATAATAGAAATGTTATATTAGATATTGTTTTAAATAAAACACCAATAGTATATAAAGAAATAAGTCAAGAGATAATACCACCTGAACAAGGGAAAGAGGGATTTTAAAATGAATATAGGAATTATAGGACAAGGATATGTGGGTAGTGCAATTAAAATTGGATTTGAACCACATTACAATATAGAGACATACGATAAGTATGATGAAGATAAGAGCACTTGTGATTTAACTGAGTTGGTTGAAACTTGTAAAGTTATATTTGTGTGTGTTCCTACACCAATGAATAAGGATGGTAGTTGTCATACAGATATAGTTGAGAGTGTGGTTAAGGATATAGACGATAGGGTTGACTTGAGTAATATCTCTAAACCAATTGTAGTAATTAAATCAACAATATCATTAGGAACTACAGACAGATTACATAAGAAGTATAAAGGTGTGAATGTTATATTCAATCCAGAGTTTTTGACAGAAGCAAACTTTATTGAGGATTTTAAAAATCAAAAAAGAATTATATTGGGTGGTGTTAGACAAGGTACTAACAAACTAAGACAAATATATTCAAAAGTATTCCCACATGCAACAATAGTCAAGACAGGTAGTAAGACTGCTGAAATGGTTAAATATTTTATCAATTGTTACTTGGGAACCAAGGTATCGTTTGCAAATGAAATGAAGATGGTATCCGATGAAGTGGGTATTGATTATGATAAAGTTGTGGAGTATGCAACATACGATGAAAGATTAGGTAAATCACATTGGGCTGTACCAGGTCCTGATGGTGATTTAGGATTTGGTGGACATTGTTTACCAAAAGATGTTTCTGCGATTGTTAGTGAATTTGATACCGAGTTATTAGATTCAGTTTTAAAAGTAAATAACAAAGTAAGAAAAAATAAAGATTGGGAAAAAATGAAAGGGAGAGCAATAGTATGAAAATTTTAGTAACAGGTACATCAGGACTAATAGGATATAATCTTGTACAAAGATTATTAGATGATGGGTATGAAGTTTATGGTACAATACATAAAAATAATAAAAGAGTAAAGGGTGTGGAATACACTTATGGTGATTTACGAGATATGGATTTTTGTAAAGAAATTACAAAGGGTATGGATATTGTAGTTAATTGTTCTGCAAATACTTCAAATGCAGTTGATACCGTGAAATCACCTTTGGTTCATGTTACACCTAATGTCATAGTAAATACACAATTAATTGAAGCTGCATATTTTAATGAAGTGAAGAAGTATGTATTTATCAGTAGTTCAACCGTATATCCACCAAGTGATGATAAATTGGTTGATGAGACTTGGAATATATTTGAAGAACCATATCCAGTTTACCATGCAGTTGGTTGGATGAAACGATATGGTGAAGTGTTGTGTGATTTATATGCAAATCAATTATCACCAAATATGGATTGTTTAGTAATTAGACCAGGTAATTGTTTTGGGCCACACGATAAGTATGATTTTGATAAGTGTCATGTTACACCTGCAACAATAAAAAAAGTAATGGATAAACACAATCCAATTGAAGTATGGGGTGATGGAGAAGAAGTTAGAGATATAATTTATATAGAAGATTTTGTAGATGGGTTAGTTACCGTAATGGAAGAATGTAAAGAGAAATATGAAGTAGTAAATATTGGTTCAAATAAAAGTTTCAATATCAATACAATACTAACTACTTGTATGGCCATTGCAGATTATAATGCACCAATAGAATATATTAGTGGAAAACCATCTATGATACCAATCAGAAAGATAAGTTCTGATAAGATGAAAACTAAGTACCAATGGGAGGCGAAACATACTCTAATTCAGGGTTTAAGGAAAACTATGGAATGGTACGAACAGGAGTTTAGAGATGACAAATAAGGAAATACTCGACTTTTATAATGAAAAGGGATATTATACAGAAAATATATTTCCCAAAGAGGTTATGGACGAGTATAGAGAAGAAAGTAATAGGTTAATTGAATTACGAAAAACTTCAGATGAAGATGATAATACAAGACCATATGCATATACACATAAAGATTCAGAGTTATTTGATAAGTTGTGGAGACATCCACGAACATTGGAAATACTTGAAACTTTAATAGGTGGTAGAGTAGATGGATTACAAACTTGGATGTATTATAAACCACCAGGTGAGTTGGGTAGAGATGTACATCAAAACATTTTTTACTCACATGCAAACAGAGGTGATATTATAAATGCATCATGTGCAATTGATGATAGTAATTATGAGAATGGATGTCTATATGTTTATCCAGAATCACAAGTTGAAAGTTGTTTACCAATCAATATTGATGAGGATAGACTATTAACAAATCCAGATGATTGGAGAAATGAACGAGGTAAACCTTGTCATATACCAGGAGAATGGGTTGATGGTGTTTGGACTGATAGATATGAAAAAGTATATCTACCAATGAATTCAGGTGATGTTATATTTTTACATTCCCATGTAATTCATGGTTCAGAGACTAATGATTCCAAGACTAAATGGAGAAGAGCTGCACTTGGTAGTTATCTTAGACAAGATGCACACTTCAATCCAGGTGGTCAAATGAAAAGGGAAAGAATAAATCTATATGAGTAATTTTTGGGACGATAACTTTATTCCACAAATGAATCATGTTTATGTAAACGAAGATTACAAATATGATGTTGATGTTCGTTTAGTTGATGGGTGTGGTGATGATGCAACAGATGTAAGACTTGAGAAAAGTGTTGATGTTTTAAATGAATTTAAAAAATTACCATTTCGTAGTTTTGCAATTGTGTCACCAAAATCACCACCGACATCAAAAGAAAATTGGATACACTTAGATGGTGTTTTAGATTATGAAGATTATGGAGAATTTGTATTAAAATATTTACATAAGTTTTTTGAAGCAAAACATTGTCTATTAATCCAATGGGATTGTCAAATAACTAATATTGAAAAGTGGACAAAAGAGTTTCTTGAGTATGATTTTGTTTATACTATCTCTGATGGACATCAAAAAAATACATCAGAAATTATAGATGATATAGGACACTTCAATGGAGGATTGACAATAAGATCAAAAAAGTTTTGTGAGGCAACATCAGATTACTTCACAAACACAAGAAATAAAATAGGTAATATATTTTATTATAATAAGGATTCGGGTGATGTTGCAAAGGAAAACGAAGACTTACTAATTCATAGAAATTATGAATATTTAAAAAAATATGACTTGAAATTTGCACCACCAAATATTGCAAGTAAATTTTCTTTGGGTAACCATACAATTTCAGTAATGGAACATAGAAAAAAAACTGCATTTGGTTTCCATGATATGGCAATGAAACTTCAAGTAGTAGGAACTAAACAGGGGAATAGAATCGTGAAATATAAAAACGAATTAAACCGAGCAATGAAATGGTTGAGTGATAAAGATGATACTATCTTTATGGGACAATCAGTTAAATATAGTGGTAATTCTATTTTTGGTACTTTAGAGGATGTAGATGATAACAAAAGATTAGAACTACCAGTATTTGAAGAGGTTCAAATGGGAATGAGTATCGGAATGGCATTAAATGGTTATACACCAATTAGTTGTTTTCCACGAATGGATTTTTTATTAAGAGGTATGGATTCATTAGTAAATCATTTAGATAAAATACAAAGTATGAGTAATGGTATTATGAAACCAAGAGTTATAATAAGAACTGCAATAGGTTCTCTTGAACCATTAAATGGTGGAGTACAACATACACAAAACTATATTAAAGAGTTAAAGAGTATGTTACATGAAGTTAATGTAGTTGTTCTTGAAAACACCGAAGATATCTTTCAAGAATTTATGAAAGCATATAGTACTGATAAATCAACAATATTAGTAGAATATGGAGATTACTATAATGCAAAATAAATATAAAACATTAATTACAGGTGGGTGTAGTTTTTCTAAAAGAGCAGATTTACCTATAATGAAAGAATCTGAAAAAACATGGACAAACGCATTAGAAGAGTCTCAAGATTTTACTTGGAGTTACCATACAGGAGAACCTGCTTCTGGTAATAGTTTGATATCAAAGAGAGTTATTAAAAGATTAAAATATGTACTTGATAAACCACAACAAAATCCAGAAGATATATTGGTTGTAGTTATGTGGAGTGATCCTATTCGTAGAGATTTATTTGCATCTAAAAATGAAACATATAAATGGCCTGAACTAACTAAAAATTTAGGAACTACTGAACCATTAAGACTTGACGAGGGATTCAACATTAGTTATAATTCACAGAATAGAGATTGGGGTTACTTACGAAGTGGTGGGTTTCCATCAAAAGATGGATATACATATAAAGAGTATGCAGAATGGATGAATACATACTATGAAAACTTTTATACAGACGAGTACTCAATAATAAATACATACGAGTCAATATTGAGTTTACAATGGTTTTTAAAAATAAATAAAATTAAATACATTTTTCATACTATGAAGAACATATTTACTAATAAGGATGGAGAATTTTTACATAAACCATATTCGGAAACACATCATTTGTGGGACTTAATTGATAAAGAAAAATTTGTTCATCACAATGACTATGATGGTCTTGTAGAATATGCAGAAGAAACAAAGTTACCTATGTGGGATGATAATTTGCATGTTAAGTGGGATGGACATCAAGTGTACTTTAATAATGTTTTGAAAAAACGAGTAATAGAATTAATATGAAAATAGTATTTGATCACAACAATCCATATTTAATACCAAATGCATTACACCCTGATGTGTTAAGTTATATCCTATCAGAACGAGGTGGACATTATGACGATACTGAAGCGTTAGTTAGGAAGAAGTTTGGTGTAGGTTGGCATGTATATAATTCAAGTTTTAGAAACTACTTTGAAGAGTTAGTAATTAATACATCTGAACTTAAATCTTCAGACAAGTGGATATATCCTGTCGAAATATTTGGTGATTTTAAAAATAGTTTTGGTATGAGTCTTTCAAAAAAATCATTATATTATAATTGGGATTTTACAAGAGGTATACCACAAACGACTATGAGTAAATTAAAATCATCAAAGGGTGCAATTTTAATAACGATGGTTCACGAGGGATTAGTAACTAATGAATTCTTTGAAAGGTTACACATTATATGTAATGCAAATAAATTGAATCCAAATAAAGTTATACTTGTTACAAGTGGTAATTATGGTATAACACGACAATATAATAAATTTTGTAGAAATAATAAAATTACAAGTGATAGAATATCTACATTAAATTATCATTATTTTTTATATGAAAAGGGATATGAGTATAATATTGGTGTAGAAAATTTTGAGGAAAAAAGAACACAAGGTAGATTGGGTTCAGTATCAGAGGAAGAATTTTTAGAAAGTCTTGGTAAAAAAAGAAAACATAATTTTTTATCTTTTAATAGAAGAATGCATCCACATCGAGCAATGTTAGTTTCTGAATTTTTAAAATACAAATTATTAGATAAAAATTTAGTAAGTTTTCAATTTTCTTTGAGAAACGACTTTAAGTTTCCAAAAAGAATAGATTCATTTTGGAATGAATTTTTACAGATTTATGATTCATTAGAACATTATGAGAAAGAATTAAAACCACATATTGAAGAAGTGGTAAAACGAAAAAAGAATATGATTGACCACCATGACTTATCTCATGTACATGGGTTTCGTTATGATACTAAAAAACCATTTTGCGATACTTATTATAGTATAGTTACTGAGTCAAATTTCTTTGTAGATACAGACTACATAACAGAAAAAACATGGAAATGTGTAGGTAATTATCATCCATTTATTATGTTTGGTAGACCAGGAACAATGAGTGAACTTAAAAAATTAGGATTTAAAACTTTTGAACCTTATATTGATGAGTCTTATGATAAAATCAGAGACAATAAAAAAAGATATAAAGCAATAGTAAATGAGGTTTTAAGATTAGAAAAAATGACAACAAATGAATGGAAAAAGTGGTATTCAGATATGAAAGAAATTTTAATACATAATAAAAACCACTTCATGGATTTAGGAAAATCAAGAGATGAACAATTTAAAAAACTATTCGAGAATATAGAAAAATGTATAAAATAAGTTTTTTAGAATTATCAGATATAACAGCAAATCAAGTTAAGTTACCATACTCAACTGGTTTGATATGGGGACATTGTCGCCTAAATCCAACTATTGTAGAAAATTTTTCATTAGAGATGGAAGATTGGATGTATTATAGAAAGGATGAGGAAGAAATTGTTGAACAAATAAAAGATTCTCATATCATTGGTGTTTCTAATTTTGTATGGAATTCAGTACAAAACACTTCAATCATAAGAAAAGTAAAAGAAATAAATCCACAATGTGTAGTTGTATTTGGTGGACAAGGAACACCTAAAGGTGATAGATGTAAACAATTTTGTAAAGATAATCCAGGTATTGATATATTAGTTCATGGTGAGGGTGAGTTAACATTCGAAGATATTTTACTACGATACCTTAAAGATAAAGATTGGACTAAAGTTGAGGGAATTACTATCAATCCACCACTTGGTGATTTGATATCAACACCACCGAGAATTAGAATTAAAGATATTGATGCAATGCCAAGTCCATATTTAGATGGATTATTTGATAGTTTAGTTAAGATTAAAGATCACAAGTATGATTTTGAGGGAACAATCGAAAGTGTTCGTGGATGTCCTTATCAATGTACATTTTGTGAAATCGGTGATAAATACTTTCAAAAGATTGCAAAACAAACTAATGATAAGATATTTAAAGAGTTAGATTGGTTATCAAAAAATAAAGTATTATTTTTCTACAATGCAGATTCTAATTATGGATTGTTTAAAGAACATCTTGATCAAGTTAAGTACATGACAAAGTTAAAAGAAGAAACTGGTTTTCCTGATAACATTCGTGTAGATTGGGCAAAGGCAAAGGCAGACAAAGTTATTGAGTATGCACATAGACTTACAGAGGCAGGTATGATGAAAGGAATTACGATTGCATTACAATCTATGAATCCTGAAGTATTAAAGGCAGTGAGAAGAAAAAATGTTGATAATGGTAAATTAAAGGAATTCTTTGATTTATATAAAGATAAGGAATTGGTAAGTTATGTTGAATTAATTCTTGGACTACCATTAGAAACAATTGATACTTTTAAGGATGGTATTTATCAGATATTAGATATGGAATTCCACGATTATGTTGGTGTGTATCCAATGACTGCATTACCGAATACACCATTTTTTGAACCAAGTTATATTAAAGAATATGAAATTGATGTCGTAGAAACTACACCTGCATTCTTTCATCACGACTACCCTGATATGTTAAAAGATGAAAAGGAATATATGGTAGTTGGTAGTAAAACAATGAACAGAGATGAGTATATTGAGGCTTCTATGTGGAGATGGATGTTCATGTATTGTCATTTCTTAGGATTTACACAACATATAAGTAGAACTTTAAAAGTTACAGACAATATTCAGTATAAAGAATTTTATGATGCTTTATATAAACATATGAGCGATAATCCAAATACATTTCTTGGTAGTGAACTAAAAGATATAAGAAGTATATTAACTAAGATATTAAAGAAAGAAGAACTTTGGGGTAGAAAAGTAGAAGAGGTTACAGGTAATTATTATTGGGACTTTGAAGAATCTACTGCAATAAAAACTATGATGAATAAAGATAAAGTTTATAGTGAAATTCAAGATTTTTTAATAAAAACTTTTTCTAATGTAGATGTAATGTTGATACAGGATATTGTTAAGTTCCAACAAGCTATAGTTAAAGATCCTTTTGAAAACTATCCAAAGAAGTTATCATTTAATTATAATTTAAAAGAAGTTATATATGATTCTAAACCTATCAAAAATGGTGGACATACTTACGAGTTCCAATCAGAAAATTATGATGGTGATGTTAAAGATTGGGCTCAAACAAACATTTGGTGGGGACGAAGAAATAGAGCATATGAAACAAAGGTTATTAATGAGAGTAGAAAGAAAAGAATTTAAATTATTAAAAGATAGTGGTTATGAGTTTGATGATCCTCAAGAGATTGTAGATTTATTTGAAGAGAAGTTATCTACATATTGTGGTTCTAAATATGCAGTAGTACTTGATAATTGTACTGATGCATTATTTTTATGTTTAAAATATCTTAAACAAAGTTCTTATGTAGAATTACCAAAACAAACATTTATTTCACTACCATCATTATCAATTCAAAGTAATCATTCAATTAAATTTAAAGATGTAGAATGGAATGGTTATTATCAAATAAAACCATACAATTTATATGATTGTGCACATTATCTTAAAAAAGATATGTACATCGAAGACTCATATATGTGTATGTCCTTTCACTACAATAAACCATTAAAGATGACAAAGGGTGGTGTTGTATTACTAAATGATAAAGATGCATATGATTGGTTAAGAACTATTAGATATTCTGGTAGAAACTTATCAAGTGGTGTTTGGTATAAAGACGATACACCTACAATGTTGGGATATAATATGTATATGCCACCAGAACATGCAGCAGATGGTATATTATTGTTTGATGAACTAATTAAAGAAAACAATACCAATATAAAGACTGGATCATATAAGGATTATTGGGATTTAAGTAAACTTGACATTTATAAAAAACACATAATTTAGTATTCTTTTATATTTATAGTTGTACAAATTATTCAAAATTTACAGGAAAAGACTATGATCAAATTAATGGACTTAATACACGAGGGTATACAAGATAAAGGTATATTCAAAGCCGTATTTCTTGCAGGTGGTCCTGGTAGTGGTAAAACTTATGTTGCAAAAAATCTATTTGGTATACCAGATAAATTTAATATATCGATGAGTGGTATGAAGATGGTAAACTCTGATAAAGAATTAAAATTTTTGTTAAAGAAATTTGGATTCGGTACAGATTTAGATAAAATGCCAGATGAGGTATTTAAAAATTTAACAGACCCATCACAATCAGATTATAGTGGGTTAAGAACTTTTTCAAAATCACTTACCAAACAAAGAATGAAATTATACCAACAAGGTAAGTTGGGTATGATAATAGATGGTACAGGACACGATTTCGGTAAAATCCAAACTATGAAAAAAATGTTAGAAGATGATGGATACGATACTTATATGTGTATGGTAAATACTTCATTAGAAGTTGCACAAAAAAGAAATCAAGAAAGAGATAGAATCTTACCACCAGAGTTATTAGAGAAAAGTTGGAAAGATGTACAAAAAAATCTTGGTTCTTTTCAAAACTTATTCAAAAATAATTTCGTGATAATTGATAATTCAAAACATTTATCCGAAGAAGAAGCGGAGGCAAAATTTGTTCCATTGGTTACTAAAGTTGTTAGAAAGTTTGTTAACAAACCCATCAAAAACAAAATCGGAAAGATGTGGGTTCGTAAACAAAAACTACTTAATAGGAGAAAATAAGATGTTAACTACATTTGATGAAATTATAGAAATAACACTTGAACATGAAGGCGGATATGTACACGACCCAAAAGACTTGGGTGGAGAAACTAATTTTGGTATTGCAGGTAGATTTTATCCTGATGTAGATATCAAGAACCTTACAAAAGATGGTGCTAAAGAAATTTACAAAAGAGATTATTGGGATAGAAATAAAGTAGATGACTTACCAGAAAATTTAAAACATATCTTTTTTGATATGTGTGTGAATCAAGGTAGAGGAACTGCAGTAAGAGTTTTACAAAGAGCATGTAATGCAAAAGGTGCTGACTTGGCAGTTGATGGTGGATTTGGGCCAGGTACTAAAAGTGCAGTTGATACATATAAACCATCAGATCATAGAGTTCGTTGTTATAGATTAAAACACTATTACGATTTAGTTAATAAAAAACCTGAACAAGAACGATTTTTATTTGGTTGGTTCAAGAGAACATTGTCAGTATAATGGCTGGAGATTGTTATCAGGCCAATGGTAATTTTATCATTGAAAAAATGGGTGATAAACAATTTAAGTTGTGTCACGGAGTTGCGTTGTTGGCAAGTGATAGGAAACCTTATGGTCATTGTTGGATAGAAAAAGGAAGTATGGTAATGGATTTTTCCAATGGAAAGAAATTGGCATTACCAAAAAAGAAGTATTATAAGTTAGGTGGAATACCAGTAAAGGGATATCCAGTTTATAAATATACAGGTAAAGAAGCAGCAACACAAATGGTAAAATTAGGACATTGGGGCCCTTGGGAATCCAAACCACCGAGATAAATTATGGCAACATTTCACATAGACGAACCGAGAGAAATCGGAAAAAAGAAAGATAGGTTATCATCAAAAGAAAAGATGATGGTTAAGAACGATATGTTAGAATTATTGGCACATGAAAATACTTGTGTTAATTGTGGAAATATTGTTGATGAAAATTTAAAAAAATGGTTTAGTGATAAATGGGTGAATATCGGTAAGAAAGATAAAAGTGGTAAACATCCAGCTTGTGGGACAAGTGGTAAAAAGAGAGCATATGCAAAATGTGTTCCTGCAAGTAAAGCTCGTAGTATGAGTAAGAAAGATAAGGAAAGTGCTACTCGTAGAAAACGAAGTGCACAAAATAAAGCAAATCGTGGTGGAACATCATCAATAAGAGGTGGTGGTAAAAAACCAATTAGAGTAAAAACGAAAGCGGAAAACATAATGAATTTAGAAGAATTAGTAGGAAAGAAACTCACAGAAGCTCAATTTGATGAAGCTGCTGGTGAAAAGGATGCATGTTATCATAAAGTAAAATCTCGTTATGATGTCTGGCCATCTGCTTACGCAAGTGGTGCATTGGTAAAATGTAGAAAAGTTGGTGCAAAGAATTGGGGTAACAAATCCAAAAAAGAGGGATTTGCTAGTGATGCTCAAAGAAAGGCAGCATTTGCAAGTGGATATGAAGAAAAGGGTAAGAAGAAGAAAAAGAAAGAAAACTTATCTAAAAGAATAGATGGAATTACAAAAGAAAAAGAAAAAGATGTTAAAGAATTCAAAGTTTGGAGTCTTGATGAGAAGTGTTGGAAAGGATATGAGAAAAAAGGTATGAAGAAAATGTTCGGTAAAACATATCCTAATTGTGTAAAGAAAGAGGGTGTTCAGACTAATGTTTGGTTAGGTGAAAACGAACTCTATTACGAATCTAATACAGGTGAGTTTGGTGGATATACATTTGATTTTAACAATGAAGATATCAATGAGGCAGAATATCAAGGAAGAAAAGTAAAACTTGGTAAACCAATGCAAGGTGATACAAAGAAATTTAAGGTGTATGTTAAAAACCCTAAAGGTAACACGGTTAAAGTTAATTTTGGACAAGGTGGGGATGCTAAGGGTGGTACTATGAGAATTAGAAAGTCTAATCCTAAAGCTCGTAAAGCATTTAGAGCAAGACACAATTGTGATAGTCCAGGCCCAAGACATAAAGCTCGTTACTGGTCTTGTCGTAAATGGTAGATAAATGAAAAACAGACTAACAGAATGGTTAACAAAACCTTTAATAGAAGATATAGAAATCCCCGTAGAAATTGGGGACACTATCTTAACAGGCCGTTTTAAGAATAAAAAAACTAAAGTTAAGACTATTGGTTATAATGAAAAGGGTGATTTACTTATTAATAATAGAACGGCATTAAAGTTCCGAATAATAAAATCAGATAGAAAATTGTTACCAAACAAGAAACCAGGTAAAGATTCAGTTGCACCTGATCCAGACATGAGAGGAGCAGATAAGTTTACCGAGGGAAAGAAAGTTCAAGTAAAAGTTCCTGGTGATATTAAAGGGTTGTATAAATTATTCAAGAAAAACAAAAAACAATTATACATTGTAGGTGGAGCAGTTCGTGATGCAATCCTTGGTAAATCACCAAAAGATTTTGATTTGGCAACTGATGCAAAACCAGAAGAAGTATTGAAGATTGCAAAGAGTGGTGGATTCAAAACATATGAAGTTGGTAAACAATTTGGTGTTGTGGTTGTGGGTGGACATGAGATTGCTACATTCAGAAAAGATATTGGTAAGGGTAGAAGACCTGATGCAGTAGATTTTTCTGATATACAAGGTGATGTTAAACGAAGAGATTTAACTATCAATGCATTATTTTATGATATTGGTAGAGATGAGATAGTTGATATAACAGGTGGATTAAAAGATTTAAAAAATAAATTAGTAAGAACGGTTGGTAATCCAAAACGAAGATTTGACGAAGACCCGTTAAGAAAATTAAGAGCATTGAGATTTCAAGCAGTTATCGGTGGTAAGATGGATAAAGATACTGAAAAGGCATTATTAGATAATCCAAGTTTAAAGGGTGTAAGTAGAGAAAGAATTAGAGAAGAATTTGTAAAGGGTATAGAAAAGGGTAAAAATCCTAAATTATTTATGGAAGCATGTGATAAGTTTGGATTTACAAAACAAATATTACCACAACTAAATATACGAAAACCTTATCCAAATGTCAAGGATTATATTTTATTTCTTGCAATGATTTTAAGAAAGAATGATGTAAGTAAGTTAGGTAAACAATTAAACTCACTAAAGTATAGTGCAAAAGAAAGTAACAACATTCAGTTCTTAGTTTATTTAACTAACTTCAAACCAGAAAATATTTATATGGTTAAAAAGGCACAAGAGAAAACTACATTAACACCAAGACAAATCGTTGTGTGGGGTGGAATGATTGGTAAAGATTTTAGAAAACTTGCAACATTTAAGTTAAGTGTAAAGGGTAGTGATATAGTTGGATTAAAAGGAAAGGCAATTGGTGATAAAATAAAAGACTTAGAAAAGAAAAAGTTTTTAGAAATGTTAAACAAACCTAACTATCTTAGAAACCAATCACCAACACCTGCAAATCAAAAAGATGGGGAACATCAATATTACAACCCTGATACATCCAAAAAGAAAAAGAAGAACGAACTAACAGAAGATGATGATAAAGAACCAAAATTTCATTCGGTTCATAGAACATCAACATTTGACGCAACATTCGGTCGTTGGTATGCTAATTATGTTCCATTGTCTACTAAAAAAATACAAAGTATATTGGGTAAAGAAAAAGTAAGTGTATTTCATGTCGGTAATGCAGAATATGAAAGTGATATAAAACAAGTTCAAAGAATTGTTGGAAAAAAAGGAACACTATCTACATTTACCAGAGTAGACAAAGGTGAGAAACTTGCAAAAGGAAAAGGTATACAATCAGGTGGTGGTATCATTTATCAAATAGAGGGAACTTTATTAGTTGCAAGTACAAGAGATATGCAATCAATGCCAGATAATACAGGTCGTAGATGGATTCCAGTTCAAGATTTGGCAGGTAAAGTTGCTGGTGGTAAAATGTATAATGAATTAAAATCAGCCATTGAAAGCAAAAAAATGGATAGAAGAAGTTGGGATAGAATATACAGAAAAGCAGAAGAGAAGTGGGAAAAAGAAAATGATTATTGGGGCGATTATCAAGGTGGTTATAGAGGTAAAGAAAAAGAAATGAAAAAAATAATGGGCCCATTGAAAAGAAAATGGATTAAAAAATATATTGATATGGGTTATAAAATTATTAATAAATACAAACCACAAATCAAACGACACATATTAAGTCAAAAAGATAAACCATCACAACACGGGTGGAACGAAATACTTGTTAATCAAATTCATGTTCAAGATGTATTTTTATTAAGTAGAAATGATTATCCAAATATTAGAAAAGCAGCCGAAAAGATTGCAAAAGGAAGTGTAACCGTAGGAACACCAGCAAAATTTAGAACTTGGTATAATAAACGAGGTGGTATCATTAATGAAATGGCAATTCCATCACCAAGTAGAAAGGGTGTTGAGAAGATGAAGAGAAAAGGAAATACATCAGTTCCTTATGGTAGTGGATATAAAAAATTTAATGAAAGAGCAAAACAAGCAGTATCAGGTAGAAAGGTTCACAAAAACATTACAGGATTTAATCTTACTCACAAAGGTAGAAAATACAAAGAAATAGATTTTGAAACAAAAAAAATAGATAACAAAACTGAAATGGTTACTTTAAGAATATTAGCACCAAAAAAATTATTTGGACAAGAAGTACCAGTAAAATTTAGAACACTTCGTAGAGGCCCATTTATGAAAACCGATACAAGTAAAAAAGTAAATGAAGATGGTAAAAAAATATCTGATAAGAATTATGCTCAATGGAAAAAAAGTAATAAACTAAAAGAACAAGAAAAAAAGATTAAAAAAGTAATCGGTATATTTGGTGGTAGATATCAACCATTTGGCCCACATCATTTAAAAACATTTAAGTGGTTACAATCTAAAGTTGATGACGCATATATCACTACTTCAGATATAAAGAAACCACCAAAACATCCAATGAACTATTCAGAAAAAGTTAGACATATGGTGAAAATGGGTGTACCTAAAAATAAAATTATAAAAGAAAAAATACCATTGGTTGCAAAGAGTTTACTTAAAAAGTTTGATCCAGAAACTACTGCAGTAGTTTATATCTTCGGTAAGAAAGATGCAGGAAGACTAAAAGGTGGTAAGAATAAAAGTGGTAAATTATCATACTTTCAAGATTACAATAAAAATAAAAACAACCTAAAAGGACATGAAGAACATGGATACTATATGGTTGCACCACACCAATCAATTAAAGTTGGTGGACAAGATGTAAGTGGAACCGTAATGAGAAACTTATTAGGTAGTCCAAAAGTAAAGAAAGAGGATAGACCTAAATTATTTAAACAGGCATTCGGATACTTTGATAAGGGTGTTTATAATATGATGACAAATAAATTTAAAAAACTATTTGAAACATTTGATAATTTTATTATACATAATGATATAAGTGAAATATTAAAAGAATCATCACCATCTACAAACTTTCCAACAGATGATGGCCCACCAACATTCTATGATGGATTTAGTGATTACAAAAAACAATCTAAAAAATGGATTGAAACTTTATATAATAGTGAATCACAAAGAGGACTTGGATGGGAGTTAGTACATTATATTTTAGGTAAGAACGCAAATGATCCTGGATTAGATTATACTACGAGAATGGACAAAGTTCCAACCGTAGCATTTGGTAGAAGAGGTGCAGGCCCATATGGTGAGAGATTCCCAAGTCAAGATCCAATAATTGCATATAAACAATGGATTGAGAAAGTAACTTCTAATATAGATTTTAAAATAGTTAAATGGTTAGGATTAACTCCTGATGAAAAGAATGTAACAGGTGTACCAGTTGAAGCACCAGCTTTACCTGGAGTTCAAACAGGTGACCAGAATACTCAAAGAGTAATAAACCTTGACTTAGCACCAGGTGATGCCTCTAAAAGTGATTCTATAGAAGACATTAAAGAAAGTTTTTTACAAGAAGTTGACTTATTAATAGAGGGTGGAGCATACGGACATATGGCACATCCATTTGATGATAATAATTTGATGTTTTCAGATTTGAAACAGATAATTATTAATGGTATAGGTGGAAAGTTAGATAGAGAAGATGGGGTTACAGAAAAACTCGATGGACAAAATCTAATGGTAAGTTGGATAGATGGTAAGTTAAGAGCAGCTCGTAACAAAGGACATTTAAAGAATTTTGGTAAAACTGCTCCAACCACGAATGGAATAAAATCTATGTTTAGTGGTAGGGGTAATATAGAAAAAGCTTTTGTAGGTGCGATGAAAGACTTAGAGAAATCTATAGGTAGTTTAAATGATAAACAAAAAGATAAAGTATTCGGTAATGGTAAGAAATGGATGAATTTAGAGGTTATGTATCCAGCAACTGCAAATGTAATAGATTACGATGTTGCAGAAATAATATTTCATGGAACATTAGAGTATGATGAGAGTGGTAGACCTATTGGACAACCAAAAGATAGTGCTCGTATGTTGGCAGGTATGATTAAACAAACAAATAATCACATACAAAAAATGTTTAAGATTGGTAAACCAAATTTTTTAAGTGTACCAAAACATCAAGACTTTGGTAAGTTAAGAAATAAATTTTTAGGACAATTAAATAAGTTACAAAAACAATATGCATTATCTGATAAAGATACTTTGGGTATGTATCACGAATCATTTTGGAGAGAGTATATCTTTAATGCATCAAAACAATATAAAGTTAAATTAAAACCAAGTCAATTTGCAAAGTTAGTTAAACGATGGGCATACTTTGATAAGGGATATAAAATACCAGAGATTAAAAGAGATTTTAAAGATAATCCTAAATTTTTAGATTGGATAACATCCACAGATAAACAAGATCATAGTAAGATATTTAAACAAAATATTAAACCATTTGAAATATTATTCTTCCAAGTGGGTGCAGAGATACTGAAAAATATACAAGGATACATTGCAGTGTCCCCTGATAAATCAGTACAGAAGTTAAAGAAAGAATTATTAAATGCACTAAAAGATTTGAAAAAACCAGATAAAATAGAAAAATTGAAAAAGTTAAAAATACAAATAGAAAAACTACAGAAGATTGGTGGAGTAAAGGCAATCGTTCCAAGTGAGGGTATAGTGTTTAAGTATAAAGGAAACATTTATAAATTCACAGGAGCATTTGCACCAATCAATCAAATTCTTGGTAGTTTAAAGTTTGGATAGGAGTTACAATGGCAAATTATAGTAAAGACATGGAAAGACAGAATAAGGCACTCAAGGATTTAATGAGTGGTAAAGAACATGAAAAAGATTATGTTCAAGTAGGATACGAGGGTAAGGGTCCAGTAGATAAAGGTGGAGAAACTCGTCAAGGAAAAATGACAGACATTATGAAAGATGTTAGAATGCCTTGGTTTTGTCCTAAATGTAAAAAAACAATGAAGAAAAAACTTGATACAAAGTTTTGGAGAACTAAAGGACATTGTTTTGATTGTCAAATTGAGTTTGAAAACAGACTTCGTTTAGAGGGTAAGTTTGAAGACTATGCAAAGAATATAGAATTAGAAAATAAAAAATCATATTTAAATGATTTAAAACAAAGTATTGACGAGTTTGAAGACTCGGATGGAAAAGTTGAATGGCTCAATTCAGTTGGGGTTCAAGATGTTGAACTTGAAAGAGAAAAGTGGGAAATGGGTAAAACCGAATTTTCTCATGTAGTAAAAGAAGCTCGTGATTACATAACTAAAATAGAGAATGAAATAGATGAAGAAGCCAAAAAACTTAATATTACCTGAATCAATAGTACTTGATTTAATGGCATTAACTTCACGATTAGGTGAGATTGCTATAGATTATAATAATAAAGTTGGTGGTAAAGAAACTAATTCATTAGTAAATCTTTACACGAGGGTAGTGAGAAAACTTATGAGTTTAGAATATGAAGATGTACGACACAAAGAAAAGTTTAATACATTTTCACTTGATGAACTTTTAGATGACGCAGGAATAAGTAAACCTAACAAGGAGGATGAATAATGATTGGGAAGATAATCGGATTCATAACAAATCTATTTTTTGGTGGAAAGAAAAAAGAAGAAATCAAAAAGTTAGATAAAGCAATAGAGAAGAAGAGTGAAGAAGTAACTAAACTTGAAGAAGAAGTAGTTAAACTTGAGAAGAAGAAGAAAGTCAACAAAAAAGAAGTTGGTAATCTTAAACGAAAGGTAACTAATACTAAAAAACAAATAATTAAGGCAAAAGAAGCATCAGATGTACAAGATGTTGATGAAGCATTAAAATATTTGAAGAAATTTAGTAAGTAGTATATACTTATATATATGAGATATTTAATATACATAGTATTTTTGTTTAGTGTTCTTCTTGGTCAAACTGAAGAAGAAACCATAACTCTACCTAAAACAGATGTAATTGAGTGGGCAAATAGACTAAAAGGGTTTGAAAAGGCCGATAGTCTATCCACCATTGCAATATCTGATTTAGAAAGTGTCGTATTTAAATTAGAAGAGAATGCATTTATGGATTCTTTAATAATAGAAAAACGAGAACTTCAGATTTTATTACTAAAGGAAACAAATGAACTTTATAAAGATAAGGTTAAACTTGTTAAACCTAAGTGGCATGAAAATAAATGGTTATGGTTTGTTTATGGTGTAGGTGCTACAGCAATTTCAGTTAATCTTGCAGGACAAATAACAAACTAATGGGACAACCAAAACAATTAAAAGAAGTAATTAAGTCAGAATACATAAAGTGTGCACAAAGTCCAGCATATTTTATGAAAAAGTATTGTGTTATACAACATCCAATACGAGGTAAGATACCATTTGACTTATTTGACTTTCAAGATAAAGTTGTTGATGAATTTCAAGAACATCGAATGAATGTTATTTTGAAAGCTCGTCAGTTAGGGTTATCAACATTAACTGCAGGGTATTCTTTATGGATGATGACTTTTCATCAAGATAAAAACATTTTGGTAATTGCAACCAAACAAGATGTGGCAAAAAATTTGGTAACAAAAATTCGTGTTATGCATGCTAATCTACCGAGTTGGTTGAAACAAAGATGTGTTGAGGATAACAAACTGAACTTACGATATAAAAATGGTTCACAAGTTAAGGCAGTTGCATCAGGTCCAGAAGCAGCTCGTTCAGAGGCATTATCATTATTGATATTGGATGAGGCAGCATTCATTGATAAGATTGATGATATATGGACTGCAGCACAACAAACACTAACTACTGGTGGACAATGTATTGCATTGTCAACACCTAATGGAGTTGGTAATTGGTTCCACAAAACTTGGGTAGAGGCCGAAGATGCTGTTGGTTTGTTTAATCCAATCAAGTTACATTGGACGGTTCATCCAGATAGGAAACAAGAATGGAGAGATGAACAAGATACACTACTTGGGCCAGGAAGTGCAGCACAAGAATGTGATTGTGACTTCTTAACTTCTGGTACTTCAGTAATTGATGCAGTATTATTAGAAAAGTGTAGAGAAACATCAGTTAAGGAACCACTTGAAAGAAGAGGTATTGATAGTAATTGTTGGATTTGGGAACCACCAAACTATCAAAATAATTATGTAGTATGTGCAGATGTGGGTAGAGGAGATGGTGGAGATTATTCAGCATTCCATGTTATTGACATTGAAACTATAGAACAAGTCGCAGAATACAAAGGTAGAATAAATACCAAAGATTTTGGAAATATGTTAGTAAGTATAGCAACAGAATATAACGATGCCTTACTAATTATAGAAAACAACAACATTGGTTGGGCAACAATCCAACAAGTAATAGATAGGGATTATCCTAATCTATTTTATACAAGTAAAGATTTAAAATATATTGATACACAACATCAGATGGGTAATCGATATAGAGCTCAAGAAAGAAATATGGTGGCAGGATTTACAACTACAATGAAAACCCGTCCATTAATTATTGCAAAACTTGAAGAATATTTTAGAGATGAATCAGTAGTGGTTCACTCAAGTAGATTAATAGATGAATTATTAACATTCGTTTATATTAATAATAGAGCCGAAGCAATGAGAGGATATAACGATGATTTAGTTATGTCTTTTGCTATTGGTTTATGGGTTCGTGATACTGCATTAAGACTACGAACCGAGGGAATTGAATTAACAAAAAAGACATTATCCAAAATGATGGATAATGAGGGTTTGTACACTAACGATGATGTGAATAAAAACGATAGTTGGGAGTGGGAAACTGGAAAAAACAAAGAAAAAGAGTCATTAGAGTGGCTCTTGTAAGTGAGGTAAAACATGGCAGATAAATCATTATTTGGTCGATTACAACGACTATTTTCAACAAATGTTATTGTAAGAAATGTTGGTGGTAGGAAATTAAAAATTGCTGATACAGATCAAGTACAACATCAAATGAAGAGTCATCTTGTAGATAGATATTCTAAACTACATTCAAATTTAGACTTAGTGGGGACAGGCTATTCGTCAGTTCACCAAGTGATGGCTGCACGATTGGGGTTATTTAAAGACTATGAAACGATGGATAGTGACTCTATCATATCGAGTGCATTGGATATCTATTCAGATGAATCAACAATGAAATCAGAATATGGTAATGTGGTTGAGATTAAATCAGATAACGAAAACATTAAAGAAATATTACATAATTTATTTTATGATATTATGAACATTGAGTTCAACCTATGGCCTTGGGTTCGTAATATGTGTAAGTATGGAGATTTTTATCTATACTTAGATGTAAATGAGAAGTATGGTATTACTAATGTTATACCATTGTCACCTTATGAAGTCGTAAGAGCAGAGGGTGAAGATCCAATTAATCCATACTATACTAAATTCTATTTAGAAAGTATTGAGGGTGCACATCCTTACCTTGGAGCAAAACAAAAAGGTAATAATATTGAATTTGAAAACTTTCAAGTAGCACACTTCAGATTGGCAAGTGATAGTAACTTTTTACCTTATGGTAAATCAATGATGGAAAGTGCAAGAAAGACTTGGAAACAATTAACTCTTATGGAAGATGCGATGTTGATTCACAGAATTATGAGAGCACCATCGAAGAGAGTTTACAAGATTGACATTGGTAATATACCACCAAATGAAGTCGATAATTATATGCAAAGAATCATCAACAAGATGAAGAAAACACCATTCCTTGATGAGAATACTGGAGATTATAATTTAAAATATAATATACAGAACCTAACAGAAGACTTCTTTATGCCAGTTCGAGGTGGAGATAGTGGAACTGAAATATCAGAGTTGGGTGGATTAGATTATGATTCAACTGATGACATTGAATATTTAAAGAATAAACTATTGGCATCACTAAGAGTACCAAAGGCATTCTTAGGATTTGATGAAAACATGGGAAGTAAAGCAACACTCGCAGCAGAAGATGTAAGATTTGCTAGAACCATAGAAAGAATACAGAGAATTATTATATCAGAGTTAACAAAGATTGCAGTTGTTCACTTATATTCACAAGGGTATACAGATGCAGAGTTGGTGAATTTCGAATTAGAATTAACTAATCCATCTACAATGTATGACCAAGAAAAGATTGAACTATGGGGACAGAAAGTTTCATTAGCTCGTGATATGATTGGTGAGAAATTACTACCAAGTGAATGGGTTTATAACAATGTGTTTAATTTTTCAGATGATGAGAAGAAAGAAATTGAAAAACAAATTGTTCAAGACCAGAAAAATAAATTTAGATACGAACAAATCGAAAATGAAGGCAATGATCCACAAGCATCTGGAGAATCAGTTGGAACACCAAGTGATATGACATCATCGGATGACGACAATGATGATTCAGTTGCAGGTTCAGTTTGGAGTGATGTAGATGAACAAGGTGGTTCACCTGAGGGTGGACACGAGGGTGCAGGTAGACCCAAGGAAATGAACAAGTATAGTAAAGATAGTGGTGCAAGAGGTAGAGATCCTTTAGGAAAACAAGATAAAAAGAATCAATATACCAAATCACCATTAGCACTTGCTCACTATGATGCATTGAAAAAGACAATGGGTAAAAAATCACAAGAAATTTTATCTGAAGAGAAGAAAATAGATGAAGTTGAACAAGAATATAATGATTACAAAGGAAAAAAATAGTGTCTATAAAATACACATTTCTTAATAGTTTTATATTTATTAGTAGTCAAATAGAAAACATGGAGCTGATATGTCTCGTTTAGTAAAACACAATAAAATAAAGAATACAGGTATTCTTTATGAACTTTTATCTCGTCAGATAACGGTTGATGTCTTAAATGACACAAAAGATACACCTGCAGTTAAAATTTTTAAAGAATTTTTCAATAAAACAACACAATTGGGAAAAGAATACGAACTTTATAAAATTTTATTAGAAAAGAAATACGGTGATAATTCTCATGGAGAGAAATTACTTGAAGCAGTAATAAAAACTCGCAGGAATTTATCTAATCGTAGACTAAATAGCGAAAAATTTAATTTAATTAAAACAATTAAAGAAAATTATGATGTAAAAGAGTTCTTTAATACAAGAATTCCAAATTTTAAAATGTTGGCATCAATATTTAAAGTATTTTCTACAGAAACAGGTAAAGAAACTTTTAGTCCTATAGAAACTACTGATAGTACAATTACCATTGTCGAACATATAACTAACAATAAAAATAGTAAAGATACAAAATCCAAAGTATTAGAAAGTTATGGTACTGAAGATAAAGATTTACGACTTTTGACATATCAATTGTTAGTTGATAAGTTCAATTCCAAATACAAATCCCTAAATGAAAATCAAAAGAATTTATTGAAAGAATATATCAATAATATATCTAATACTAATTCATTAAAGGAATTTGTTGATAATGAGGTTATTAAAATTAAAAAGACATTAAAAACTTATTTACCAAAAGTAGATGATAAAATCACTAAGATTAAACTAAGTGAGGCAATCAATCATACTGATACTATTTCTAATAGTAGTGTGGTAAAAGATAAAAATGTCGTAAGTTTAATGAGATATTACGAATTAGTTAAGGAATTGAAAAATGTCACAAGTAAAAAATAAAATCAACGAGGCAATGTTTTCAGTTAAGTTTGACTTGGGTGAAAAACATGGACTTGCAAATACTATAGTAAATGCACAATCTGCTAGTCAAGCAAAAACACTTGTAGGTAAAATGTTAAAAAAAGGTTTGAAGGCAGTTAAAGATGTATCAAGAGTTCAACCTGCATTTGGTAAACAGATTGATAAAAAAACAGAATCAGTAAAAAGTATTATAAAAACATTAGTTCAACAAGAAATCAAAGAACTTGAAGAATCAAACACTACTGCATCTGCAGGAATTGATGGAACAGGTACTGGACATTATGATACACCAATGGCATTCTCTAAGAAAAAGAAAAAAGGACATAAAAAACCAGATGTATTTGGTTTTGAAAAAGTAAACGAAGGTCGTTATCACGATTGGAGAAATGACGAAACATTATCCCCAAAACAAAAGATTGGTCGTTCAATGAGAGAAGTAAGGGATTCATTAAATGGATTAAGTAAACTTATTGATATGAATGTTAAATTGAAGAACGAGTTAAGTGTTGATTCAAACTCATATTGGAAGAACACACATAAGGCAATGAGTAAAATTTCAGAAAGATTAGTTAAGTTAGCTAACAAAGTAGGGAAATTACAATGAACGATAAATATTTAAAAGAATCTATTGACATATTGAATAGAAGTTTCGGTGATCCGTTACCTACTCTTGAAGATACTATGAAAAAACATAAGTTAAATAAAGAGGGTGGTAAAGGTAGTGGTAGACCTGCAAAACCAGGTGGAGCAAAAGACATCGATAATAAAATGAGTAAAGCTGCACAAGATGCAAATGATAAAATGGATAGAGATGAAAAGAAAAAAAGAGAAAATGAATCCATATCAGTAACAGAAAGTCCAGATGATATTAGAATTACTAAAAAAGAATTACAAATGTTAATTAAGATTGAGGGTAAGTTTAGAGAAAGAATGTTAAAAGTAGAACAAGGTTTTCTACGAGACCCAAGAACAGAAAATAAGAAATTAGCAAAAGATATAAAAAAATCCTACAAAGATAATGTAACTAAATTTATGAGAGAAGTTGTAGGAATGATTAAAAGGATGAAATAAGATGAGGGATTTAATTGTAGATTATATACCATTTGATATATCAGCAACTCAAGTAAATGAGTCAATCAAAGAAAACAACGGAAAGTTAGTTGTTAAAGGTGTATTACAAAGAGCAGAAGCAAAAAATCAAAATGGAAGAGTATATCCAAGAGATATTTTGGTTCGTGAGTCAAAAAAATATAATAGTAATTTTATTAAACAAAAAAGAGCACTTGGTGAATTAGATCATCCAGATAGTTCAGTAGTAAATTTACAAAATGTATCTCATAATATTACAGAAATGCACTTTGAGGGTGATAACTTATTAGGAACGGTAGAAATCCTAACAACACCAAGTGGAAATATTTTAAGAGAATTATTCAAGAATGGTATCAAGTTAGGTATTAGTTCTCGTGGTATGGGTTCAGTTGAAACCGTATCAGAAGGTCCAGATGATGAACCTGCACAAAAAGTTGGAAATGACTTTGAATTGATTGCATTTGATTTTGTATCGAATCCATCAACACATGGAGCATTTCTATATCCAGTAAACGAGAATGTCGAAAGAGGACAATCGAGAACTTGTGGACAATTTTGTAAAGCAGAAGATATAATTAATAAAATTATACGAGGAGAGTAATATGCCTTCCAAGTCCAAAGCTCAACAGAGATTTATGGGTTTGGTTCATGCTTATAAAAAAGGTGAAGTACCAACAAGTAAAGTAAGTAAATCAGTTAAAGATGCTGCAAAATCTATGAGTAAGAAAGATACTGAGAAATATGCATCAACAAAACACAAGGGATTACCTAATAAAGTGAAAAAAGAAATGTTAAAGAAACTTAGAGAGATGATTCGATTAGAGTTAGAAACTTGTGGTTATACACATTCAGTCACAGGTAGGAAACTCAAATCACCTGGTGGAACTGGTCCAGAAGATAGAGATTTAAAAGAATCAAATAAAGATGAAAACGATTATCTTAAAAATCAGGCCTTAACTCAAGAAGAAGTTACCAAATCAAAGGGTGTTCAAAAGATTTTTGATATACAAAAAAATGGTTATGGAAAACTCGGTGGTAGAACATTAGATAGTTTAAGTGCTGGATTATTCACACAACTATATGATAAGGCCAGTGACCCAATAAAAGAAAAGATGAATAAACTAAACGAAAAGAAACTCTACATAGTAATTGGGAATATGTGGAAGAAGTTCGGTAAAAATGTGAGTTTAAGATAATGATAAAATTAAAAGACATACTAAAAGAATCAAAAGTATCACACCTTATTACAGAAAAATTTAAAAGTAATATATTAAGAAAATTTTCTGCAAAACAAAATTGGGGATTAGATAGAGATTTATATACTTGGATGGCAAAACAAGGTGTTATGGCAAGTGAGATACAAGATAAACATATCAACAAGTTAAATAAACTACCAAGAAAAGGTGTTGCGATTGCAGTGACAAGTAAGAAAGTAACTCTTTATGCAAAAGGTAATAGATATTGGGAAAGTGATCAAGAGATAGATAAAGGTACTATTGTAAGTGTATTAAATAATGGTAAGACAATTTGGTGGACAAAATCGTATTATGCTAAAGATATCTCAGTTGGTAACCCAACAAAATGGGGTGCAGATAATTATAAAACTTTTGGTTTAAACAAATATGGGTATCAAAGTCCACAATCAATTAAAAAGATAGATGGAATTCAATTCTATCAAATTCTAACTGATGAGTTATTACCTTATATTGGTGCTGATGTATTAAGAAAATTAAGATCAGATGTTAAAGATGGTTCTTGGACATGGAGAACTGATAAAGATTTTAAACAAGAAAATGAAAGAAGATATGAAGCTGCATTAAAGAAGATTTACAATGACCCAGCAAAAGTAAAAAGTGTAATTAAGAAAACAAAAGATTATGCTAATAAACTAATTGTTGGATTAGTAGGTGGTAAACCAAATGCATTTTCTGATAAAATAATGGCTGGTAAAAAGTTAGACCCTACAGATGAGGGTGATGTAATGAGTGCATTAGCTTCTATCACAACTGCTATGAATAAGTTTTATGAAAAAATAGATTCGTATCGTATGGATTTAGAAAGAGATATGAGAGATAAGAAAAATTTCCCTGATAATGAATATATGGGATTCAATGCACAGAGAGTAGGAAAAGAAATCGGTAAGATGTCCAATACTATTACTTCAGGTGCTTTCGCAAGGATTTGGTAAAATGATAAAATTAAAAAATTTAATAAAAGAAGAAACAAAACATGCATGTGAATGTGGTGGAGATTGTTGTTCTACAGAACAATTAAATGAATCTGCATTTGATATAAATTTACCACAAGGTATGGAAGTTGGTAAAGTTTTTACAGGTAATGCTTTTGCATTCAAAGAAGAAACTTTTGATGAAGATGAAAAACCTACATTGGTAGAAAGTAATATAAAAGTACTTCCTGCAAAAAAAATTGATAGTAGGACTTGGAGACAAATGAAGTATGATTTACGAGACCAGTTTGACGAATTAGTAAAGATTGGACAAGATTATGGTGTATTTCAAAATGCCCAAGGTACTGCAAAAATGTTAAAACAGATTAAAAGATTAATGGATAAAATCTAATGATTAAACTAAAAGAACTATTAGGTGAAGATATTGCAAAAGATATTGCAAAAGAGATTACTGCAAAAAACGAAGCAATTGCTGGATATGAAAGAGCTATGAAAAAGATGTTAGATTTTATGAAGAAATCTGCAGAGAAACAACATAAAAAATCATTTCCATCTACACACAAAATGGGTAGTTGGGAACATCCAGCACATTTGAAAAAAGGCCCAAAGTTTGATAGAATAGTTAATGTTCGTGCAAACGAACCAAAAAAAGGTATGAGTGTACATTTCTTTGTAGATAAAAGTAATGGTGACATTTATAAACCTGCCGGATACAATGGAAGAGCAAAGGGTGTAAGAGGTAATATATTTGAACCTAAAACATATGCAAGATTCGATGTACATGGTGGTTGGTTGTACAGAAGATGATTAAATTGAAAAGTTTAATTTTAGAAAAAAAATTAAGAGTGTTTGATTTTGATGATACATTAGTAAAATCAAATTCAAAAATATATGTAATTAATAAAGGAAAAAGAAAAACATTAACAACTGGTGAATATGCAATATACAAATCTAAACCAGGTGATAAGCTTGATTTTTCTGATTTTGATAAAGTGATACAACCCAAAAAGATTAAATCTATGTTTAGGGTTTTTAAGAATATTTATAAAGCTTCTGGTAATAGAAGATTAACAATTTTAACA